TTAAAGCCCAAGCCGGGAATTCAACATAGAAACCTGGTCGCCGTTCATTTCTTCTATCCATGTACTATAAACGTCGTACACCATTTGCGCGTTTTCATGCCCCATCTGATTGGCTATAAAAGACGGGTTTGCGCCAGCCGTCAGGAGCCAGCAGGCAAAAGTATGCCGCGTATGGTACGGATTCCTGCGGCGAATGCCAGCGCGTTTTACTGCAGCTTCCCATCTGCTGCCTATGCTGCTGTGCGAGTAGCAGGGTTTTTGTTCGCCTTTCCGTCTCCGCGGCATGAAAACAAATCGCAAATTCTGTTCCTCGCTTGAGCCGTATTCCCTGTTGTGAAACGTGATAGTGGATACCGGATGTCCAGCTGTTAGTTCATGCTGCGCTTTAAGCGCGTCCAGGGCAGGGCCGAGCAATTGTATCGTCCGGTTTCCTGCTGCTGTTTTTGGTGGGCCGAACATGCCGTTTGCTGTCAGATTCCGGCGAACGTGTATCACGCCCTTATCCAGATCGACATCTTCCCATGCCAGAGCCGCCAGCTCACCATGCCGCACACCAGAATAGACGGCGAATTTCCACATGTTCTGGCTTTGGCCTCGTTCGCTTGCCATGAGGGCTGCAAATTCCTCTCTTGTAAGTGGGTCAGGCTTAACCCTTGTTTTACGCAGGCTTTTTACGCTCTCAAATGGTTTATGTTGGATAAAACCCGACATGTACGCAAAATTAAGAATAGAGCACAGTAAAGAAACATAATTGTTGACAGTCGAAACTGTTCTGCCTTTTTTATTTTTACGCTTGTTTTTTGAATAGAAGGTTTCTCCTGTTAGCAATTCGTTTCTACAATTAAGAACGTCACTATATCCAATAGCAGTGAGCATAGTGTTTCCGTTCATGATTTTTATTATTGTATCAACCTGGGATTTTGTTTTCTTAAGAGTATTGGCGCTGATTTCAGTTTCTTTAATTTTAAGCCATAGTTCACACAGTTCATGAAATGTGCTCACCTGTAACGTGGTGTTAATCGCTACTGCCTTTTTGGATGAGGGGAATCGACGCCCGTAATCAAATTCCCCCATGTTTATTTCGCTGGTAATTACCGCTCTTAAATTACCAGCTTTTTTTATGTTTGCGGGGCTTACAATCCACCCCTTTAACACTTCGCGGCAGCGCTTACCTTTATACATAAACCAGACGCATATTCTGTTACCACGAATCTCTACGCCTGTAGGTAGTGTTGCCATTTACGAATCCCGGATAAATTTATTAATTTCCGGATAGTTGTACCAGGTAGTCCCGCGCAAAGTTTTTTCGCCAGAAGGGGAAACTCTTTTGAAGTGAACGCCTTCTATCCAGGCTCCTTGTCGGTAACTTTCAATCTGCCGGGCTCCAAGGCCAGTTCGTGCCATCAGAGCCTTTTCAACCATCCACTCTTCATTAAAAATGATCTGCGCCATATAAACCTCTCTGGCGACATGCCGAGTATAAGCATGCGCGCCGTAGTGGATTGATAATTCGTTATCAGGCGACCTGCCCGGGGAGGGCTCTCAACCGGCGCATGCCGGTCATAGCCGTGGCCACGTAACTCGCTTTACGGTTCACCACCTCCACCCAGACCTTTACTCCTTCAATCTGCACCGTATACGTTTCTTTCATCTGGCTGCGTCCGTAATCGCCGTAACGTTCTACGTGCTTAGCCAGCGCCGCATCGCACGCCTGGCGGCCCAGAGGGGAGTGTTTGCTCCGATTAATCAATCGCATATACATTCCTTAATCGGGAGAGTTTCCCCTCCCAATCTGGTTAGCCCACGTATTCCGGTTTCATGTCGTCCAGGGTGATGCGGAACTGGTCATACAGTTCATCACCGAGGTGGCGTTTCGCGCCGTTGAGAATGCCTTCAGCTTTAGCGAACAATTCGACGGCTTCCGGTTCTCCGGGATTAGGTAGAGAGTTGATCGCGGCCTCAACTTTGTTCTTCGCATCAACAAGGTAGTAGCGTTTCACCGCCTTACTCTTCAGTTCGGTATACAAAGCAGTACCCAGCAGAGCTTTATGTGATTCGATGTCTGCACGAATGGCTTTGGCCTGATCCACTGAGTCAGCTGTATCAATCCGGTCTCGGAGTTCGTCAGCAACAGAGTCAACGTTAGATGCAGGCTCTTGCGTGCTGGTTGAATCGCCAACGGAGTGTGTTATCTCATTCAGCGTGACTTTTTCTGTCTGCGCTGGGTTGATAACCCTTTCTTCGCGTTCGTCAATTTCATCGGCGGTATAGACCCCGAGGATCACATCCGGGCAGTACAGTCGCGCCCAACGCTTAACGGCGAGATAGGCCAGTTGCTGGCGGGGGTCGCTCGCCCACAGTGTAGAGTTGCGGACTTGTGCCTGCGAAAGCATCAGCACAAGCTCACGCGGTTCTGATTCTCCTTTGAGCGTTGCCCACGCTCGGACGCCAACACCCGCTTCATCTTTCAAATCCCAGCCAGGCGCGATGTATTCGTTACCTTTGCCGCTTGTTTTTTTGACGAAACGACCAACGATGTTTTCCCATGGCCCAAACCATTCAAAGTGAATACGGTCTTTTGTCGGAGCCATTGTGTTGATCACTGCATTAACCAGTTGCGCTTCATAACCAAGCACACCTGAGTTACCCACGATGAAGGTTTTCTGTGCCACTGCAAACGGATCCATACCCCAGCGCGCTGCCTGCATCACAATGGCCATGCACGCATCTGGTTTACCGCGGTAATGCTCAGGCACGAAGTTTCCACTATTGGCCATTACTTCCGAGAGCGTGCGCAGGCGGTTGAACAATTCACCGTTTGTCAGGATAGAAACGTTGTCGATCTTCTGGGTCTGGTTTTCAGTAGTTGCGACTAAATTGGACATTGTTATTCCCCCTTATGCCTGTACGCGCAGCGCTTCGAGGCGGCGCACATCAAAATCGTTAAGCTCTTCGGTGTAGTCTTCGGTAATCGGCGCCGGCCATTCGCCAGTGTCGAAACCGTTCGCAATGGCGCGCATAGCTTTGCGGTATTCCAGCATGCCGAGTTCCAGCAGTTCTTCGGATGCCTCGATGATGGCGATCCAGTGGTAGTTCTCGTCTTTGTTGACGAATATCCAGAAGAACTGGTCAAGGGCTGCGGTTTCGCAGTACATAGCCGCGCTCAGGTGGTAATCGCGCTCGATGATTTCCCTGTGCAATTTGGCGCGCAGGCCTTCCTGTTTGATGTTCCACATGCTGATGGTTTTAAGGTCCGCACCGATGCGCAGGCCGCCCATGTCTATCTCAAGGTCAGGACGCACACGAACTTCCAGCCCGGTTTCCTCATCAATGCCGAAATAACTCACCTCGACGGCACGGCTCGGGTGCGTCAACAACTTGCCGGCGGTAGGGTGATTCAACAGTGCTTTCTGAATGGCCAGTGCCGTAGCCAGCTGCTGGCGGGTAGCCAGCACTTTTCCTTCAGGGTTCTCGCGCCATGCATCCAGCAGCTCATCGGCAAACACGGCATCCGGTTTAACCGATTTCACGGCCTGAATCAGATCCGCCTTAGTACCTGATACTTTCAGCGGCTGCGTCTTCTGCGCTTCCTGAGCAACCATGTCAGGATTAATAAGCGCCAGCTGTTCCAGTAAGGCATCGCGGCTGCCGCTGGTTTTCACCTGGGCGGGCAGGGTCGCGTTGTATTCTTTGATGCAGGCCTTCATTGCGGTGGCGGTTTGCTTCTGACCGTCTTCAATGCGCTGGAACTCAACAGGTAAAGACATATAACCCTGGCCGGTTTCTTCAACTGATGTACCCAAGGGAACCTGGGCGGGCAGGTTCGCGTTGTATTCCTCCAGGAATCTCTTGATGTCCTCTGCGCTGAGCAAAACCGGAAGCCCGTTGTTGTATTCATCGATAAATGCGCGGATCGTCGCCGTCGTGGTGAAGGCGCCTTCCGGGATTTCCGGCTCGATACTGAATTCTTTTTTCAGCTGATCAGGCTGCAGCGCCAGTGCATGCACCAGATTTCCCATATCCAGAACAGGGGAGCGTACCTTCTGGATGGTCTTGGATACGTGGCGCGCCTCGAAATACATCAGCGATACCCGCGCATCTTTAACCATCGTGGAGCTGATGCCGTTAGCGGTGTGGTAGACCTCATTTGGCACGCCTTCATATCGACCAGGCTCGAAATACTCCGGCCATGCTGGCGCTGCTTGTTCAGCCTCTTCCTCTTCATCGCTATGAGCACTCTCGGAAACCTGGCTTTTCAGCACTTCGGCGGTAAGATCCGGGCAGCGTTCAGCCAGTATTTCTCTCATGTTCACGGCAGTTGTTTGCGCAGGAGGCTCATCAGCGCCTTCGCCTGCTGATACCGCATTATCATTTTCGTCTTCGACCGGCTGAGCCGTTTCCATCTGCACATTGCTGGTGGTTTCCCCGGAATTAGCTGGATGTAATTTTTCTTCTGCAGCGCGCTGGCGCGCCTGGTCCACGATAGAAAGTGCTGGTGCTGGTGCTGGTGATGTCTGGCTATCCATCAGACCATCAATCGAAAAAACACCATTGCCCATGTTTGAAACTTCAGGCTGTTTGGGCTTGGTCAGGTCTTCGGTTATCCACTTCGGATCCGTGGGGTCACTGATACCTTCGACATATTCGCCACGTTCGGCGGCCAGAACCTGATTAGCGTCAGGTCGTTTCTTTTGAGCTTCTTTCACCAGTTCGGTGCCAATTACCTGAAAGTCAGTTGGGAGAGTTTCCAGGTCAGGCACACCTTCATCTCCATCGATAGCCTTTTTCACAGCGTCCAGAGTGACGGCGGCAGATGAAACATGACCGGCTTTTTCAAGCGTCTCAGCAGAAGGGACGTCATGCTTATGCTCGATCAGGTTCGCATTGATATAGGTCTGCAGACTTACCGGGAAATGATGAATATCGCTGGTGGCGCCACGAATAAGGGCAAAAATGGCGGCGCGAGAATAATCCAGGATGCCTGCAACTTTGCGCAGCGCTGCAGACCATTCCTTGAACGGACTTTCTTTCTTCTGGACGATCTCTTTGGCCCGGTGGTGAATAGATGTCGGGAAATTGTAGATATCGAAATCCATCGGCATTGTGGCCAGGGCTATTTCTACATCGAGCGTATCGAGGGTATGGGTGTAGTCAGGATTGCGATCGGTTTTATTACCGCCGCCAGCATTCGTACCTGCATCAGTTTTCATAACCGAAGAAATGCAGTTGCCGGCAGCCCATTCCCTGGTGAGAATACCGCAGTCGAGCGCGTTCGTGGCAAACCACAGCTTTGCAAACTGGATACGCTTGCCGAGCTCATGCCGTTTCCCTTCGGGGAAGACTTTTTTATTGGCACTGGTGAATTTCCAGAGCACCGGCATATCGTATTTTTTGATTTCAGGGATATTCTCGGCGGCCAGAATCAGATCCTGGACGGCTGCGTTATCAGTGTCCATTTCAAGAACTGACAGCTCCTGCCGGTGAGGCATGCTGATATGATAAACGTGACGTTCTTCGGCCATGTACTGCGCCAGCAGCTGAGCGCGAAAGGGGAGTTCTGCCACGTTAAAAAGCGCGCTCGAATCGTCCTGGTATTCATCGCTACCGAAAGTTTCCACGGTCTCACCTTGTGCCGCATCGCCAGTAGTATTGGCATCAACCAGCACGCCACTAACGGGCTCAGCGGATTCTCCGGCATCATCGCCGTGATGAACATCAGCAGGCGCCTGTCCTGGCTTCAAAGTCCAGGTGCGGCCATCGTCGCCGAGCTGGTAGCGTTCGCACCATGAGTAATCGAGAACACCCTCTGCCGGCAGGTCGTTGAATACCGGGAAATCGGTGCGAATAGGTTTTTGATAGTCTTTGCCGCGGCCTGTTTCGATCCCAGCGTCTTCCAGATCGACGTCCAGCTGCAGAAGGGCGCGAGCTTCTGATTTATTAGTGCGCCAGATTACGGCATCAGCTTTACCCGATTTTTGAGTCGCTTTTATCAGATAAAAATATTCCATGTGATAGCCTCTATTTGGATGTAGAATCCCCCGGGCCATTGGTAGCGCCCATTCAGGGTGGTCATTGGTTTTGGTAATTTCCGGTGTAACTTTGGTCGGTGGCACCGGACGTACAGCCCGCTTCGGCGGGTTTACGTTAGCCCTCGTGAGCCATCTGGTCGTGAGAGGCGCAACGTTCTGAGCAATACTCTTTTTCTTTCCGTGCGAGCTGGTTCTCCTGGAGATACAACAGGGTGCTTACAACTGGTTTTCCCTCGATCGCTTTACGGTAGTAACCGCATTTCTTCTGCATTCTTCCCCCTACATTTGCACCGTGAACCCGGCCGGATGCTCGTCCAGTACGCCTTTCAGTGGATAGCATTCAGCTTTCACGTGTTGCTCTTCTGCGGCTGCCTTGCAGTCATTCTCAGTGTCGTAAACGCCGAGCAGCACATCCTGATTACCGCCCGTCAGCATGCTGACGGTAAGAACCAGGGCGAACATCGTGCTCATGAAGGGTCTCCTTTTTGCGCGAGCATGTAGCACACCCGGCGGATGAAAGCTGACAGCGGACTTAAACGAACAGCCTGCTGACGAGCGGGTTTGCGTGCGAAATCATTCATAGAAACAACCCCCCTTCAGTGCATTGAATAACGCGATCCAGATGAAGAGCCCTATAACTGCCGAAATGACCAGGGCTCTGATACCGTGCTTGCTCATTTCAACTCCTCATGTATGCCTGTCTTTTAACCACTTCAGGCTCGGTGGTATGCTGGTAGTTCTCACACAGCCAGCAAGGAAATGAAAATGTCAAAACTGACAACGATGAAAGTTGCTTGCCCTGATTGCGGAAGCGAGATGCTCAAGCGTCCCGATGATTTCAACTTTGATACAAATTTTGTTGGCGTCAGTTGTGCCAACTGTGGTCGAGAAATCACTAAGGACGATGTCGTTAAGCAAGGGACGGATGTTGTCAAAAAGCAGGTTGACGACATCCTCAGGGATGCCTTCAAGGGAACGGGCTGGAAACTCAAGTAACCCCAGTAGTTCCTCGACCTGATTGATTACTTCCGTGGCGTCTATTTCGAGTTCAATAGGCGCCACCTTTACCTTACTCATCTCACCCTCATTGCCTTGTCGCCGGCCAGCGGAACGTTTGAACCTACTGCGCGTTGATCTCTCCACCTCATCCGGTGCTTCGTATGCCGCCGGTAGCTACTTCGTGGGCTCCATGCCTGGGTGGTTTACAATGTCATCTAATAACTCAAGCATAAGTCTGGGGCTTAATTAATGTCAAGCCACGGGCGTAAATAGGTTGTAATTCAAATTTTTTTCGTGATGTAAGCAGCGATATACAGCTGAAAATTTTCTTTCATTAAGAGCGAGGGATGAGATGGAAGTACAGAACCATGAGTGCGGGCGTAGGAATCCTAGCAGGTAAACGCGTTTAGTATTTGAGCTACCACGAGTCCGAGTATGAAGGGCTAGCGATTAAAATGTATTTATGTTAGTTGCTTATTTAGATCTCAGAAAGCAGTTTTAATGTAATTAAAAAGATGAGTGTTCTAGGGAAACTACTTGAATTAAAAGAAAAAAACCCGGCGTAAAGCCGGGTTTTTCTTAGTTATTGGTCTGTTTTAAAACTACCTGTTGAGCCTGGGTATTGCCTTGCACAGTAAAATGCGCTGCTGCCAATGCCTTGTATGCGTTCTGAACTACTTGTTGTAAACTCATTAATCACCCTCTAGTTTCGACTAAAAAACCTATAATTCAAGTCTTTATCAAAATAGTGCTTTCTCTTTAACCACACAAATCCATCTCCTTTAGATAATACAGCAACATCTATAGGCCCGCCAACACTATCGCTGTCATTTGAGACTTTGCGCTTGAAGGCTGTGAGGTTTACAAGCGACTCTGCCATATAACCCAAATCGACTTTGGCTAATGAATCCAGTATTGATAAAACTTTTTGTATATGGTTCTGCGCTGCATGATTATCAATCATTGCTTTGGTATAAGCTAATTGATTCGGAATTACTGAATCAAAAGCAGTCTCAACAATTGTTCTTGTTAAGCTTGGATTTTGACTTGTTAAAATATTTGTAACTTCATTCTTAAGATTAGTTAAAGAGTTTTCTAAAGAATCATTCACGCAATTTATAATACCTTTACTACATCCTTTCATGAATGTATGTACCTCATCATCTTGCGCGAAAGGCATTATTCCACTACAGCTGTCAGCGTTATTTTGATGTGTATTAACTGGTCTCATCACTTTTTTATTGAATAAGCCATAAACATGATGAGACTGAATGGCAGGATAATATTCATCATCCCCGTAACCAGCAATTACTATTCCTGAATAGGTCTCAAGATCACTTTCTTTACATGTGTAAAGAGCAAACAACTCAATCAATGAATCTAGCAAAGATTGTAAATAAGGGGGATGGCCATTCACATTAATTGGAACTATACACTGACTGCAAATTTCAACAATAAATTGTGATGCAAACTGCCTCGCCAGCACTAAGTCATTGTTATCAAAGTCTTTATAAAAACTATTGTGACTTATCTTTGATGAAAGCGCATTTGCTCTGTTTTCGATAAACTGCTGGTATTGATTATTTGATGGGAAAGTGTTTTGTGATTGTAAGAAAGCAGTTACATCTTCGTTTTGAACTTTATTTAGAATATCGGGTAAAATTGCATTTCTATATAATTGTTTGAAATACTCACTTTGCATTTCAGATGTAATTATATTGTTGCAGTTCTCAATAAAAGAGAAAAAACTGTCGCTATATTCTTTTATTGTTTTTAAGGGGGGGGAAGTTAAAGTCTTACGGTAGGCTTTAATAAGAACTTCCCAAGGAGCGTGACATAATACAGCATTATTATAGATCATTACTGCAACTGGATGATCCTTGGAAAGTTCGAATAGTTTATCAGCGTTATTGTAGATTTTTTCTGAAAATCCATTCGTCGTAGTTACTGCTGAATCTGCAGCGAGAGCTACCCCAGATCTATTGAAAACTGCTATTTCTGCTGTCATGCAATTCTTCCTTAAGTTAAAAAATCATAATAGAATTAACTTATCAAACTGAAGATATACAATAACTAATTGATTACCAAACACTAACTTCAATACCAAGTGATTCTTACAAACTCTTACAAATGGAATAATATTACAAACTTAATCACCCGAAACGACACCACTTCTCAAGCAAGGTCTATCCTGCTGAACATGCAAGCCATGCTTGAAGACCTAATCTTCACTCGTTCGGATACGCCCTTTAATGTACTTCTCATAGAGCTCATCTAATTCTTTAAGCCTAAGCGCAAAAATACGAAGCATGTTCTTTTGTTCTTCTTCAGGTAGTTGCCTATAAAGTTCTAACAGGCGTTGCTCGTCAGCCTTCAACCCATTTTTCTCATTAACGTCTTCACCGAGTAGCCATGGCAAAGACACACCTGCAGCGTCAGCTACAGCTAGAGCAGATTTTTTGCTAATCACCCCTTTTTTGAACCAGCCATTTACAGATTGCGGAGTTACTCCAGCAATCCTCGCCATATCTGATTTGCTCATACCACGCCCATTCAGTTCTGTAAGGCGCTCAACAAGTGTCGGATTAAGTAAGGTTTTCTCTTTCATAGTTAGAAGAATAAGTCTTTTGCTTAAACTTGGAAATTCGCCTAAAGCTTGACTTTCATGTAAGTCCTAGGCTTAATTTATCTGTCATTTCGAATGGAGATTGCAATGAACGGTTTAACTAAAGCTATCCAGATTGTTGGTACTGCTACAAAGCTAGCAAGTATGTTGGGGATAAAACCAATGTCTGTAAGTCGTTGGAAAAACCGCTACCGGGGAGTTGTACCGGCAGAAAGAGTTCTCCAAATATACAACACTACTGGCGTAACTCCCCACGAATTGCGCCCTGATCTCTATCCAAATCCAACAGACGGCCTACCGACAGAGGAAGGCTGACCATGCAAATACTCTCCTTTCAACAAAATACCGGATTCAAGACTGGCGCTTTGATAAAGCGAAATCAGCCGATAGTGACAGAGCACGACAACATTCGCTCAGCCGTTCGCGCCTGGGCTGCAGCTGCTGGGCAGGATGTTGTATCTGCGTACATCGTCGAGGAATGGCGACAGCAGGGCGGCGAGGAGATCGCGTTTCCTGATGACATCAGCCGTGCCCGACAGAAGCTTTTTCGCTACCTGGACAACCCGGCCGAGTCTGAGCGCTATCGCGAGTATGTTCGCCTTCTTACACCGGCGATCATGGCCGTTCTTCCGCTGGAATACCGCCACCGTCTTTTTCCCGTAGACAATTTTATGTCCCGCCTGGCTCGTCTGGAAAAAGAAACCAGCGAAGCAAAGATTGCCGTTGCTGTGGGGGCTTCACGCCATCAGAAGCTGAAAGAACTGAGCGAGGGAATTGTCGAGATGTTCCGGATAGACCCTGAGTTAACGGCGCCACTGATGGCCATTGTCACTTCAATGCTGGGAGTGACGTGATGCTGGAATTATGAAAGGTGAAAGCCGCGGTGCTGCAACACCAACGGCTTTCGTTGCGAATTAACTGGATCAATTCACAGGGGAAATTATGAACACTCACCAACTGAATATCAATAACGGGGGCGCCCATGGCTAAAAATTCGAAAGACGCTTATGGCGCCAGCGGCAAAAGCAATGTTCTGTTTTTCGAACCGGAAAGTTTGCATCTGGTTACCGATACAACACACCCGCTTTACGACGAACGAGTACACCTACCGCTTAATGAAGCTGTGATCCTCAACATCATGGAGCTTGGGGTACTCGAACCGATTATCGTGTGGAAGGACCCGGAGACAGGGAAAACCTGCGTGGTGGCAGGTCGGCAGCGCGTAAAGAACGTTAAGGAAGCAAACGCCAGGAGAAAACGGGCAGGGCTGGAACCCTGGCCTGTACCCGGTATAGCTAAGCGCGGCTCAGCAATTCAAATGGCCAAATACATGGTCAGCGAAAACGAGATAACCCAACCAGATACCCCACTGGGCCGGGCCAAAAAAATGGTTCAGCAGATGGAATACGGTCATGACGAAAATGACATTGCCCTGCTTTTTGGCTGCAGCGTAAAAACGGTCCAGGCAACCGTGGCTCTACTGGATGCTACGCAGGCCGTCCAGGCGGCGGTTGAGGCTGGAAAAGTCACTGTCACTCAAGCGCGTCAGCTGGTCGATATGTCACCGGAAAAGCAACGGGAAACGGTCAAACAGTTAGAGGCAGCGGCAGAGGGTGTAACTGGCCACGAGAAAGCTCGCCGCCAGCGCGCTGTCCTCGGCGACACAAAGCCTCGTCTCAAATCCCGTAAGGAAATCACCCAGCAACTTCAAACCGCCAGTGGCGAATACGCTGAAGCTCTGCGGTGGGTGCTTGGTGATGAAAACACGCCAGTTTAAGCAACAACGGGGTCTCTATGCGTGATTACGGCAAGGTGCATACATCATTTTGGATAAGCGATGGAATGCGCCGAGTATCGGATGATGCCAGGTTGCTGGCGCTGTACCTGCTCACCGGGCAACACACAAACATGATCGGATGCTTCAGGCTGCCTGATGGATACGTTTCGGAAGACCTTGCCTGGACTCCTGAAAGGGTTTCGAAAGGGTTTGATGAGCTATCGGCTAACGGTTTCGCAACGCGTGATTCGTCATCGAAATGGGTGCTAATTCGTAACTTTCTGACCTGGAATTCAGTTGAAAACCCAAACCAGGGAATTGCAGCACTTCGTTTGTTTGATCAGGTCCCGGACAGATCTACGGTGAAGCCAGAGCTGGCGCGGGTTTTAGCCTCGGCAATATCCCACATTGGTATCGCAAAACTAAAGGGTTCCGAAAGGGTTCTCGAACCGTTCCTTAACCAGGAACAGGATCAGGATCAGGATCAGGAAGAAGATAGTTCGGGGCATGGCTTCGCCACACCCCCAGACGTTCAGAACCAGGACGAAGGCGATAAACCTGATCCCCAAAAAATTTACCCGTATGAGTTCGAGCAGGTCTGGTCGGTTTATCCCAGGCGGGCAGGGGGTAACAGCAAATCCGATGCCTTCAAAGCCTGGAATGCCCGAATCAGGGATGGAACCACTACGGCGGAAATCCTCGCAGGTGTGGAGCGTTACGCGGCTTTCGTTAAAGCCGAGGGAATCCTGAACACGCAGTACGTGAAACAGGCGAAAACGTTTTTTGGTCCCGGTATGCATTTCAGCGAACCGTGGGCGATTCAGCAGGCGCCAGGAGCACGAGATCCCAATCAGATTTCGGAACCTGACAAAACCATCCCATCTGGGTTCAGGGGGTAGCGATGAAAAACATGATTGGTACCGGGAATGCACTGGAACGACTGAAAAAACTCATTCCCCCTGGTGTTCAGCCAAAATTCGGCAGCGTTGATGAATGGCGTGCCTGGCAAGCCGAAGAAGGCCGTAAGCGCTGTGAGGAACTGGAAAAACAAAACCAGCGCGCACGTGCAGAGAAAATCTTTGGACGTGCAGGAATTCAGGATCTGCACCGCGGCTGCACATTCGCGAACTATCAGGTTGAGTCGGATGGCCAGCGTCGGGCGCTCTCGATGGCGAAAAGTTACGCGCAGCAATTCGGCTTAGGGTTTGCGAGCTTCGTATTCAGCGGAGCGCCAGGCACCGGGAAAAATCATCTGGCGGCGGCAATCGGAAATCACCTGCTGGCTGGTGGTCGCTCTGTGCTGGTGGTAACTATTCCGGATCTCATGCTGCGTGTTCGGGAATGTTACGACGGCGGGCAGTCAGAGGCGTCATTGCTGGACGATTTGTGCCACGTGGACCTGCTCATTCTGGATGAGGTGGGTATTCAGCGCGGAAGCAGCGGTGAAAAAGTCATCCTGAATCAGGTTATCGATCGCCGACTGTCCTCCATGCGGCCTGTAGGCATCCTAACCAACCTGAATTATGACTCGCTGAAGGAAACACTGGGCATGCGGATCCTTGACCGTCTCCAGATGGACGGCGGTATGTGGGTGAATTTTGAATGGGACAGCTATCGCCAAAACGTGCGCCATTTGCGCGTCGTTAAGTGAGGTATGTATGGCTAGAGCATTGTCAGCAATTGAGCGCAGAGAGTACGTCCGCGCAGTGATTCGGATCACCAGGCATCAGGGGCGACTCACGACCGCCGAGGCAATGAAAAAACTGGGGCTGAGCCGCGCTACTGTCCAGCGGTATTTTTCCGAAGCAGAAGCGACTGGGGAGGTTGTCCGGCATGGTCGTCTGGGGATGTTCCGCGATCAGCGGGCCCTCATCGACTTTGACATGAAACGGCTTGGGATGGTGCCTAAGGCAGCGTCGGGGATGAATTACAGCCTGCTTGGTTGTCCTGTATTCCAGCGTTTCCTCGATATTCAGGAAATGATTTTTACCTGTACGCCGGCATCGTCATCACAGGAAATCTTATGACAATTGTAAAAACCCATACCGGCATCGTGATCACCAAAGACGGTCCGCAGGTAAAAAAACTGCACCAGACAGAGCGGATGTGGGTCGTTGGCAAAAACGAGTTTTACCACAAAGAAACCGGGCGCCGTCACTTTGCAGAAAATACGCGCCGCCGGTTGTTGTTGGAAACGATTGAGGCGATAGGTGGTTCACATGACTGAACACGTCGAAAAATACACACACAAGGCTATAGAAATCATTGCCGACTATATCCAGCGCACTAACAAGAAAAACGAGCAGTTGCAGGAAGCGAAGGTGCGCTTGGATAAAAAAATCGCTCTGTTCGCAGACGATGAGAACTGCAACACAAACAGGCTGATGTCCGTATTTTTACCAGCAATGACCAGCCATACCCGAGATGGCTTTTTCGAAGAGATAGCAGCGGCGTTAGAAGGGGCAGACAAATGAGCAACTCACTGCAAATTCTCTGCATTAAGGATACCGAAGGATACTGGACTGAAGGTGAAATGTATCCGGCCCGTGTAGTTGCTGGCGGGTTTGTTCAAGTTGGCGACGATGACGATCTCAATGGCGAAGCCTGGAGCGCTGCACCAATGGAATATCGGGAAGATGGCTCGATCGTTTATCAGGTCGGCGGTATTGAGGGTGATGTGTTATTCGAGGAGGCCAGCCATGACTGATATCACCGAACTGACTAGCGTACAAAAAAACGCAAATATTCACCGTTTATCCAGGCTCATTGCCTACGCACCTAACGATGAATTGCGGCAAATGGCTGTTGAAGTTGAGCATTACACGGATCAGCTCATAGAGGCGCTGGAGAAGGCGCAGCTGAGTATCGCCGAACTGGAGCGCGAACAGGAGCATCTTCGCCCGGTAGGTGTGATGAGCGAGAAAGCATTTCACCGTCTTGAAAACAGCGAATGTCGCTTTATTGCGTTGTGGCCGCGCCCTGGTATCTTTTTGCCGCGCAAGCGCCCCGAGGATGGCGTGATCGTTTATGCGCTTACAGTTGCCGCCGCTGGCATCAAGGTGGAGGCTGAGTGATGGACTCTTCCCTGGAATACGCCTGCAAACGCCTGCAGGAACTGGAAAGCCTGCTGCTGGTGGATGTGCCTGAAACAGTATGGCCAGCGGAAGTCAGTATGGTCTTCTCTCAGGTCAAAAACGCCGGGACACTCCCGGCACACCACCAGCGCCGACTGCAGCACCATATAAACCGTATGTGGCTGGAAAAAATACCGGTACCGTCAATTATCGCCGCGGCTGGTTCGCTGGCCTGCGCCATGGAGAAATACGCGTGAAAGATAGCGAAATCATCGTTGATAACTTTGCTGGTGGCGGCGGCGCCTCGACGGGCATTGAGCTGGCGATTGGTCGTAGCGTGGACATCGCGATAAACCACGATCCAAACGCGGTTGCTATGCATACCACCAATCACCCGGGAACTCTGCACTATTGCGAGTCTGTTTATTCAGTGCGTCCAAAAGTAGCGACCGCCGGCCGCCGGGTTGGTTTGGCCTGGTTCTCGCCGGACTGCCGCCACTTTTCCAAAGCGAAAGGGGCTAAACCAGTTGAAAAAGCGATTCGTGGGCTGGCGTGGATCGTTATCCGCTGGGCGCTGGATGTTGGTCCGCGTGTAATGATGCTGGAGAACGTCGAAGAGTTTAAAACGTGGGGTCCGATACTGGCGGCTGAAATGCGTCCGGATCCGGACCGCGTTGGCGAAACGTTCCTGGCATTCGTCGGCATGTTGACATCCGGAGTTCCTGCGGATCACCCTGCGTTGTTGGAATGCTGCGAGTTTCTGGAGTTGTCGCCTGATAGTGAACAGGTGAAACGCTTAGTTGCCGGACTGGGCTATGTTGTCGATTTCCGTGAGCTGCGCGCCTGCGACTATGGCGCGCCAACCATCCGTAAGCGCTTTTTCATGGTGATGCGCCGGGACGGGCAACCAATAGTCTGGCCGGAAGCAACCCACGGGGATCCGAAATCACCGGCGGTGCTGGCCGGAAAACTGGCGCCATGGCGCACAGCTGCAGAATGCATTGACTGGTCAATCCCAGCTCCGTCGATTTTTGGCCGCAAAAAGCCGCTGGCGGAAAACACGCTCCGTCGGATTGCCCGGGGAATCCAGCGCTTTGTTATCGAAAGCGCTTCGCCGTTCATCGTGAAGTGCAATCACACAACGACACGCGGGAAATATGACTGTTTCCGGGGGCAGGAACTGGACGATCCGTTGCAGACGATTACGAAAACCCACGGTTTCGCGGTTGCCGTGCCACACCTGACCAAGTTTCGCACCGGCGCCACCGGGCAGCCAGTCACCGAACCGGTACCAACGGTAACCGCAGGCACGTCCAGACGACCGGGCGGGAATGGTCATGCACTGGGGATTGTTGAGGCGGGCCTTGTCCCGTTCCTCGCTGGCAACGGTGGCAGCGAATACCAGGCTAAACCGCGCCCGCTTGATAAACCTGCTCACACCATCCTGAAAGAGTCGCGCGCCTGCGTCGTTGCTCCGGTTATCGCGCGCCAGTTCGGAGCAAGCATTGGCCACCGGGCGGACGAACCCAGCGCGACAATTACTGCGGGCGGGGGCGGGAAATCGCAACTCGTGACGCCAACGCTGATTCAGATGGGTTACGGCGAACGACCGGGGCAGGAACCGCGCGTGCTGCAACTGGACAACCCGCTGGGTACTGTTACCGCCGGCGGCAATAAATTCGCGACGGTGAGTGCATTTCTAGCAAGACACTACGGCGGCAACTACACCGGTCCCGGCGTGGGGCTGGATGAGCCTGCGCATTCAGTAACGACTGTCGATCACCATGCCGTGGTTGCTTCTCACCTCGTGAAACTACGTGGTACTTGCCGTGATGGTCAGCGTACTGATGAACCTATGCCGACAGTCACAGCTGGTGGGCAGCACGTGGGGGAGGTCAAAACCACGCTGGCGGTCGAGGACTACGACGAAGAGCGCGCGCAGCAGGTGCTGGCGTTCCTGCAGGAATACTGTGGAGAGGAATGCACCGGTCTGGTGGAAATCGCCGGGGTAACTTACCGCATTATTGATATCGGCATGCGTATGCTTCAGCCGCATGAGCTCTACCGCGCGCAGGGCTTCCCAGAATGGTACATCATTGATCAGGATTACCGCGGGGTGAAGTATGCGAAGGATAAGCAGGTCGCGCGCTGTGGTAACGCCGTTCCGCCGCCGTTTGCTGAGGCGCTGGTTAGGGCCAATCTGCAGGAAATATGCCAGTCAAAACATATTGCTGCTTAGTAGACTCCTCCCTCATAATGAGAGGGATCAATTTCATGTTCAAAAGCGGATGAAAAATGATAAACCAGAAAGTTATAGATGATCTTATATGGCTGTATTCTATTTTTGATATAAAGCTTTTAACTGTAATTGCTGCTGGCTTTACTATTTATTTTGGGTATCAAAAGGTAACCAAGAGAATTTGCGTTTCATTTAGCGTTAGTGCTAGTAGGTTGTATGATTCTCACATTGCAAATTTAGTCGTTTCTAATAAAAGGGATAACTCAATTGCAATATCATCTATAATTCTTGGTATCGGAGAAAAAGGCTCATTGGAATTGATTAAGTTTGATGAGCCATTGCTTTTAAAAGGATACGATACTAAGCTAGTTGATGTCCCAAAATATAGTTCCATTTATGATGATAAAGGACCGGTTTCGTTCGATATATTTGAGTCGTTCTCTTTTTCTGTTGTTACAAATTCAGGTGAAGTAATCGAATGTGAGGTTGAAAGTTCGCTAACAAATAAAACATTGGAAAGACGATTGCTAAAAAACACTGTTTATTTTAACAATATAGTTATAACAAATAAGATGGGGTTTATTTTTTCTTACTACGTTGGTGGGAAATCGGAGGATGTAATTATTGATAAATCTGGATTTATAGCGGGAAACTCTCCATTTCAAGGTAACCTGTTACCAAGAATCTCTAAAGAGATGTTTGAGGATTTTGTGATTTCGGAAGGTTATCATGATTACTACGATAATTATGCACTATTTAAAGTTTATGATAATCTCCAAACAGAACTTGTTTTAAGTAAGGCATCGGTGAATACCAAAGTAGGAAAGAAAGGAAATGAGTAGCTAATAGCTGTCTATTAAATCTGTACAGACCTTCTATAATTCTTTATAAAACCGTGTACATTAGAGGAGACTTAATGAGTAACAGTAGCACTTTGCAGCAAAAAGCGTAGAATAACAAGATATGGTAACAATTGATCTCGTTGCATTTTGCGTCGTTTACAAAGAGCGCCTGAACATGCCTTGATAGCGGAGCTGGTCTCTAGAGAACAACTTGAGCACCTCCGTGGGGATTTTATGAAAAGAGTAAGTTACTACCGCGAACAGAGCATTCAACTTCCGCGCGCATCCTATCCGCGCTGTCTGGAAATGGCTGAACAGAATATTAAGAAATAGTTCTTAAAGGAGGACACATGCAGCATAAATTCGAAAATGTGTTGATTCATTTGACCAATGGCGGAAGAGATCTTAGGCGTGAAGAATGGGATAACATCTATCTGTTCACATTGCTTTACGCATTTGGGGAGAGTAAGTGGTCGCATAAAGGAACCAGTGTCGCGACCACAGGTAGTGTTGCCGATTGGTTTTTGGCATCAGAAAAAATAGATATTAATTTAGTGAGAAAGGTGCACGGCTTTTATACTGACAGGTATTTAGAAGCAGGAAAGGTAAATCGTCTTTTTCATAAATTATTTCTTGATGATTATGCAAGAAGTGATACTAAGCCTAGAATGATTGAATTGATTGAAAACCAGAATCCAAATGAGAAACAAATGTTAAGCCTTTGTCTAAAGGTTTTACATTGTCTTAGGAATAACTTATTTCATGGTGAAAAATGGAAAAATCACTTTTCTGAACAATACGATAATTTTAAAGCTGCAAACGACCTTCTCCAAATGTTGCTCTTCAATACGAAGGGGGTATTGTGGGAAGTTTTTTAACTTTAAGGTTTTATTTCGCATAATCAATCATAATAACTTAGACAGCTTGATCAACGACACGATTGCCTGGTGCCTGGTGAGGACACATGGCGCACAAAACCTTATAGCAATACCTGTCACCAATGGAGTCCGTCATTGGTGATTTTCTGCATTCAGCGTTTAGCCTCTTCGGAGGTGAAGAGTGATCTTCCCTCAAGAAGATATAAAGTTGCATAACGGAAATTTCGCAGCTATGGGTCAGCGCCTGAAGCTGTTTCTTTCCAATGGCGTTACTTCCCGACTGATTCTCGAATCGTGACATGAAACATGCCAGAGAAATATTATTTTCGGGCTATCTTAAAGCTGTGCCAACCCATTATCTCCCCAAGTATTCCCAATAATTATTACCACAACCAGGAGGCAAAAGAAGTCCTTTTGGCTGAAAAATGTCCTTGAAATGGCACTTACCCATGAGGAAAATGCTTAAGGGTGTATTATAATCCGAAAACTGACCATTAGGTTGTACGAGATAAGAACGATGATTATATTCGGACTGACATTTGATACAAGACTGGCCATATGATGTTAATAATATTGAAAAAGGAGTTCTGTAATGAGTATGAATCTGATAAAACTTGCAAGGAAACTAGTGTCCTTACAAATTTCTGCAGATGAATTCGAAACCTTTTTTTTCAATATGTGGCGAAATGAAGGGAGAACTGGTCAGCTTACAAAAGACAGTAAGGATATTGGAGAGTGTGCGGCTGAACTTTTTATTCTTGCTGAGTGTTATACATCGGATTCCGTGAGAAGAGAGAGCGAGTTGGATTCAGATGGTTTGCGCAAGGAGGTTAAAGCTACTCTTGCGAAGTATCAACTCCTGTAACTTTTCCAATTGGCTCTGAAATAAATGTTTGATTTTGAAAGCATGGCACATGCTATCGGAGCCTGAGCAATTCCGGTGAACTGTGCGCTCTGCATGCAGCACTTTAGCTTTCAGGAAGTGACGCGTGCGACAACAACTACCACGACGATTTCTGAAGTTCCACTTCCACCTTACCTGCGATAAGGGGTCGCTTTCGTCCTGGCGCACACTATCAGGAGGATGCCAGGCAGAACATCAGAAGTTCCACCTAATTATCCAAACCTGCACCGGTGTTTATTAACACTTGTTCCTTGTCATTAACCAGTACTCATCTTTTGTCAGAAAGGCGGTGCAATATGTCATATGGATATTTCCAAATAATTTGGTTTTTAATGCTGAAAAACCTTCGGTAATTTTCACTAAATATCATATTTTGCTATTTCATCACTGCATTGATCAAATAGGGACTTGTACAACACACAAAATATGCCTTTGGCCAACGAGCAAAGCTTTTACCTCCGTCAACCGGTAAAAATAAACAAAAGCACCAAAGTTTCGATTTTGATTATCTCCTTTGAAAATAGGGGCTTGTAGGACGATCTTCATCTGCCATCATATCTTCCGCTACCGTGAAATTTTCACATGTAAGTGATTTAACATTAATTTATACTGTATAAAAACACAGTATATGGTTTGCTTCCGGGAGGTAGGGATGCGCAATGAGAGTAATGAGTACTACGATCTGGTTAAACGTTCTACAGGTGAAGTTGTTGGCAGCATCAGGGCAGCAGGCCGGGTTCTGGTATACACGGCAAATGGTGTTACTTCTATGCGACCACTGCTTGAGGACGAGGGAGTATTTAATCTCAACGCAATGACCAGTTTTCTGCATCGTCTCGGCTACCGGGTTATCCCGCCTTCTGATAATATGAAATCAACGGCCTGAACAACCGTTGACCTACTGCGCCACGGAGAGAAACCATGGCGCAATTGCACTTAATAAAGCAGTCACAAGGTTTACTGATCCCTGCCACGCAGGAGACCAGCGATTTCTTGCAATCAAAATGCAAGCTCGGCGCCGTTCTGGAGGCCGACTTTAAGCTTGTCCGCAACCCGGCTTTTCACCGCCGTTACTTTGCTTTACTCAATCTCGGTTTTGAATATTGGGAACCTACCGGCGGGGCGATTTCGTCTAATGAACGCAGGCTTATCACAGGTTACGCCAAATACCTTGCTGCATATGGCGGGAGTGAATCGGCGTTACTTGATGCCGCCGGGCAATATCTCGACCGAATAGCTGAGAAGCGATCCGGCTATATCAGTATTTGCAAATCCTTCGATGCTTACCGGGCGTGGGTCATCGTTGAAGCCGGCCACTATGACGCCATACAGCTGCCGGACGGCACGCTGAAAAAACACCCTCGCAGCATTTCTTTCGCAAGCATGGACGAATGCGAGTTCCAGGAACTGTACAAAGCATCGCTGGATGTTCTCTGGCGGTGGATCCTCTCTCGTTCATTCAACAGCCTGCAGGAAGCTGAGAACGCCGCCAACCAGCTTTTAAGCTTCGCGGGGTGATGCCGATGAAACACTCATGGTTTCACCATCTCGAATGCACAACGCAGCAGGCCGACGAATTGGTAGCGAGATATCGTCAGCGGGGCGTAAAGGTCGAACGAAGCTTAAACCCTGACTTTATGACATGGACCGTCAGTGCGCAGCTGGTGGAGGACAAAAATCCGCCTCGGCCAGACTCTCGCTGGCGCAACAGGATGTGGGGGTGAGTATGGCGAACCTTCGCAAAGCGGCCCGAGGTCGCGAATGTACAGTGCGGATCCCTGGTTACTGCAACGGCAACCCGGAAACCAGCGTGTTGGCGCATTACCGCCTGGCGGGTACGTGCGGCACCGGATGCAAGCCTGACGATACTCAGGCGGCGATCGCCTGCAACGGGTGCCATGACGTAATTGACGGCAGAACCAAAACCACCGATTTCACCTACGACGAATTGCGCCTGATGCACGCAGAGGGGGTAATGCGCACCCTGGAAATCTGGCGGAAAGAGGGACTCATCAAATCATGAAAATCTACGATATCACGCCCATCGGCAAACCCAGGATGACCAGAGCTGATAAATGGAAGCAGCGTCCGGAAGTAATACGTTACCGGGCGTTCTGTGATGAAGCTCGTCTGCGCAAAATTCACCTGCCAGATTCCGGCGCTCACGTCACGTTCGTCATGCCTATGCCGCAAAGCTGGAGTCATAAAAAGAGAGCGCAATACGCAGGACGTCCACATCAGTCAAAGCCCGACTGCGACAATATGCTGAAAGCCCTAATGGACGCTCTATATGAGGATGATTCACACGTCTGGGATTGCCGCATCACCAAAATATGGGGCGAGAAAGGGCAGATCATCATTGGGGAATCTCTATGACCCTCGATCACTTCATGCAGTACCAAACCGAGAGCGTTAAGCGCGCCAGTATGCCGCCAGTAGCAAAGCACAACCTGAACCAGACCAAACCAAAACAGCCAAAGAGGGCCGCAGCGTGAATCTTGAAAACACAGTAAAATACCACTTCGCAAAATCCACGCTGATTAGCGATTCTCCGCGTGCTACCGCCTCAGATTCACTGACCGGCACCGACATCATGGCAGCAATGGGCATGACCCAGGAACGTGCCGCTATGGGGTATAGCGCTTTCCTGGGCAAGATGGGCATAAGCAACAATGACCGGGATCGGGCTATCGGACTATTGGCTGAGTACGCGCTGACAAAATGCGATAAGGTTGCTGCGTTGCGAAAGCTCTCGCCAAGCGTAAAACCCCGGGTTATACGGATCCTCGCAGAGTACGCCTTTGAGGATTACTCCCGCAGTGCTTCCAGTAAAAAAACATGCGACTGCTGCAATGGGTCTGGATTCATCGACGCAGTGGCGTTCACCAACAAAGTAACGTATCCGGACGGCAAACCGCCGAAGTGGGTCAAAGTTACAAAGGGGATCTATCCATCATACTGGGAGGAGGTGAAGTCGGTCCGGGAGCAGGTCCGGGTGCTTTGCCAAAAGTGCAAGGGAAAAGGGACTGTTAGCGCCGCCTGTAACGACTGCCACGGTCGGGGGAAGGTAGTGAACCAGGATGAGACGGAGAAGCAGGGAGTGCCTGTGATGGGTAACTGTAAACGCTGTGGCGGTCGCGGGTATGAGCGAATCCTCTCCACTGCTGTGCATAGGGCCATTTGCCAGATAACGGACGCCATCACTTTGGATACCTGGAAGAAGTCGGTTAAACCGTTCTTCGACGTGCTGATCACTAAATTTGATATAGAGGAAGCGTGGGCAGAGGCCCAACTCAAACAAATTACACGCTGAGATATTTACTTTTCCCGAATTCGTGTTAATCTGTCCTAACGATGGGCATTGTATGTTCACCGTTTAAGAAGGAATTTTAGAGCCTCGGCAAACGCCGGGGCTTTTTCGTTTCTGCGTTCCGGTCAGGACTTTTGGGTTAAGATGTGCTGCACGACACATCAACGCCCGTGCGCGAAATAGCCCTAAACCAGAATGCTGGTTTAGCTAATTTAAAAATAGGATGGCAGCTATGGGCAGAAAAAAATGCAAAATGAAAAACTGGCGGTTCAACTGCCAATGGTCGGCCCGCCAAAATTGAAAATGAGAAAGTCATCTCGGTGATGATTTACCAAGGTGCGTCATATCCTATAGGTCTCACTCCTCAGGACAGATGCCCTGTATGAGCTCTTAAGGCTCGGTTCTTCAACCCTAGAAGCTCTCTGGCCAGGTTAAGGTGCTTAGCTATTTGGTAAAAATCATCAGCATAGACCTCTGGAATTTGAGTAGGAGGTAATGGTTTTGCAGTGGCGATGGCGCGGTTAGACTCACACCTGAATCCTATGGAGTATAAAAAACGACTGTTTTCTTGTTCAAATTTATTCACAAGAGTATAGGCTTGGATATATTCATTCGTAGGTGCGCAATTATCTAACACAAAAAAACGTGATGTTATCGCTGGGATTTTATTTATATTTATGTCCCGGGTGTTATCAGGCAAAAACAGTGTGCTGCTTTGGTTAGGTGAGCTCTCCATCCTTTTGCTTACATCATAAAGCGTACCGGAGGCATCAAGGTATACCGCATGATGTACAGCACATATGTGGCTTCTGGGCCACAGTGAAAGGTCCCAGCCTAAAACCATACGGCCGCCAAATTCCTTAACCAAGGACTCTACATTCCAGTAGCAGTTAGCGAATGGAAGTGGGTACTCCACAACTGGGACTGATATCGGCTCAGCTCCTCGGTTAATTTTGTTGCAAAATTCTAATAGGTTATTATTATCTGAATCAATTGGTTCGCATACTGGATACGCAGAATTCATTAAAACCCCCAGATAAACATGAGCATTTATAAACGCAATAAATCTCAACTTTTTTAACATATAGGGTATTAATTAGGAAGGTGATAGATCGGTTAATAAGGGTTATCGAGATGAACAAAAAGCATGGATAGTTGGCTGAGTGGACGAAAGAAGTCGGTTACTAACCGATCGGGTGGGTCATATGGCTGTCGCCCCGCAGGTTCGAATCCTGCACTATCCGCCAAACATGGGCACGAGCATTAACGCTTAAATAAGTCCTTATAGGTGCCAGATTGCTCGCCTGGCCGCCAGACCTACAAAACAGGGCACACAACAGGTAAGATCATTGGACATATGAGGGCTGTTCTACCCTAACTGATGTCGAGCCAAACCAGTGCTCTTTCCGTTGTGGTTTTTTCTGATGCTAGTTGGTTCGGTTGCGGCGGATACCAAGGCGACGAAGGAATTGCTGACGCACAGCACCACAACCCAATCCCTCTACCTTGGAGCCATTGCGGCTATCCTCGCTGCACTGGCAGCGTGCATTACTGGCCATTAAAAGTGACTTTTTAAAAAATTTGCTTGAACCAGTAATTCACAGACTTAAACGGAACATTGCTCCGCCGTTATTGAGATAATCACTCGGCCGGAACGGCAAAAGTGACTTTTAACTCAGGAGCGTCAATGAGCAAAATCATGGTGATCATCGGGCTAGCACTCTGCGTGTGGGTGTTTGTTCGGTATTGGTTGTAGTAGTCGCCATATTGGAGGCTGCGCACTTGCGCGGCCTTTTTCATTTCAGGCTCACGGGAACCATCATCGATACGGCTCGTTGTTAAATCAGCCCGACGGGCCTGACCCCTTTCAAACACACACAGCGCCATCCGTCATTAACGGAGGTGGAGACTATGAAAATGCCTGACAAAATCTTTTCGGCGGCCTCGTACTGCACGTCAGGCGGCCTTATATGCACAGGGCTCGCAAGGACCTATGACTGGTTTCATGGCCTTGACTGGAATTTTATTGCCCTGGCCAGTGGCGTGATAATCGGTGTCGCGACTTACCTGACCAATCTCTACTTTAAGCGCCGCTGGACGAAGATGTATCAGCAGTCCCTCGATCGTGGTTATGGTGGCCCGCCACCGCAGGATGAATAGCGATGGCTAACCTGAAAACGAAACTCAGTGCGGCCATGCTGGCGCTTATCGCTGCTGGCGCATCAGCTCCCGTTCTCATGGATCAGTTCCTGAATGAGAAAGAGGGGAATAGCCTTACGTCATACCGCGATGGCGCCGGTATCTGGACGATATGTCGTGGAGCCACCCGGGTAGATGGAAGACCTGTAACGCAGGGGATGAAGTTAACCCAGGCCAAATGCGATCAGGTAAATGCCGTCGAGCGCAATAAGGCGCTGGCATGGGTAGATCAGAATGTGCGTGCTCATCTGACGCCTCCTCAAAAGGTCGGGATTGCCAGTTTCTGCCCCTATAATATCGGGCCCGGTAAGTGCTTCCCTTCCACTTTCTACCGTAAGCTGAATGCCGGTGACCGTAAAGGTGCCTGCGCTGAAATTCGCCGTTGGATTTTTGATGGCGGAAAAGATTGCCGCGTGCGTTCCAACAATTGTTACGGACAGGTCTCTCGTCGCGATCAGGAAAGCGCACTGGCATGTTGGGGGATAAATGAATGAGCCGATTAACCGCCATTATCAGCGCTGTTGTGATCTGCCTGATAGTCAGCCTTGGCTGGCTGGCCAGCCACTACCACGACAACGCCACCGAGTTCAAAAGGCAGCGCGATAAAGTGACTGAGCAGCTCAGCCTGGCGAAAGATACCATCGCTGACATGCAGGCAAGGCAGCGCGATGTTGCAGCACTCGATGCCAAATACACGAAGGAATTAGCCGATGAGAAAGCTAAAAATGATGCTCTGCAGCGCAAGCTTGATAATGGTGGTCGGGTGCTCGTCAAAGGCAAGTGTCCAGTGTCAGCCCCAACCCAAACCACCGGCGCCTCCAGCATGGGCGATGATGCCACCGTCGAACTCTCTGCAGTTGCTGGACGAAACGTTCTCGGTATCAGGTCCGGAATCCTCAGCGACCAAACAGCCCTGAGAGCCCTGCAGGACTACATCCGCACGCAGTGCCAAAATTGAGTTAAGCTGGTGATAATTCCAGGAAGAAATCCTGTGAATTTTGCTCTAAAATTTCCACACTAATGTTCATGGCGTGGAATCGATGCGAACAACAATTGAGCTGTTAAACCAAGCAAGCCTCAAGTCTGTGCTATCTAGACCAGATGAAGGACTAATGGCGTTAACACTCCTTTCTTTAGTTGAGTGGTCAGATGGAGTTCAGCGCCAGTGTTACGTGAAAATCTTTGCAGAAAAGCAAGGGATAGGGGTTTTCAACGAGATCCTCGGATACCTATTAACAAAGGCTGAAGAGCTTCCAGTTGCTCCAAAGGCAGGAGTTTTAATTCTTCCTGAGGAATTAAAAAAAGAAATCCCATTCCCTGTAGCGCCGGTTGCATTCTTAACAAGTAAGATTAATGGGAATTCGCCCAGTAGTTTTTATAACTTGGGGCAACTTTTGAAGTTTGAAAGCTTATGCAAGGTGATTGATGGGTGGGAACGGTTACCACAAACAATAGCATTTGATGAGTGGGTTGCGAACCAGGATCGCAATTTGGGAAACGTCATAATTGATGCAAATTTAGATGTGACATTAATCGATCATAGCAACCTACCTGTAGATTTGGTATGGACAACAGCCTTGCTGGACGTTGGAATAGAACCCCGGAACGTTTTAAGTGATGCCTTCAGGAATGCCCCTAATTTACCTCAGAAAATGGAAATTATCAGAGGCGCTTTGAAACAATTCGCGAGCTTAAATTTGGTTCGCGATGAAATTATTTTTTGGGCGAACCATATGCTGGATAATGAACGTAGAGAGAAATTATTATTATTTTTAGAAAGTAGAGCCAAACTTTCTAATGCTAGATTGAGCAAAAAGTACGGTCTTTTGGCGGGTGTCGTATGATTAATTTTTCATCTTTAATTAACAGTGCCCCAGAGAAATCAACTACAACAGGGGAATGGTTTACCATTCAATGGACTCCTGATTTAGCTACTGGTGAAAAATTAAACATTGGTGTTTGCTTTAGGGATTCGTCAGGAAGTTCATATGTTCAGGTATTGGAATACTTTGACAGAATAAACTGCCTCTACTCTCAATCGGCAGTGTTACATCTCCGTCTTGCTTGTGAAGTAGCTAAAGAAGCAGTAATGCTAAACCAATATGTAGAAATGACGAATATCAGTGGAGTAACTTTCGTTTCTAAAGGATTTGCTCAAGGGAAATCCTCGGATGATATCTTATCTTCTTTATTCTCAAATGTCGTTCCGTTAGCGGTGCGTAAATCAAAGCCTAAAGAAAAAGCGTACTATCCGATTAGCAGGGAGCGGCTGTATAACATTATGGATGGGCATCTGAAAAATACTCTAGAATACAATGAATATTTTGAGATGATAGAGCCCACGCCGGTAAAACGAGTAAATCTTGGGAATCAGGTTCAGTCTTTATTTTTACCGTACACGGCTGGGCGCTCAATTGGAACAATTGCATCTGCCGCATACGCTGATGAAAATACAGCTAAGTGTCATTTATATGACGCTCAAAGAGATATTGCTCTGGCTCTTGGTAATTATACCGAATACTCTTCGGGGGCGATCTTTATTCTTTCACCAAATAACGATTTAAAAGTTGAGAAAAGAGATCAGGTTGATTCTGAAATTGATAAGTTTTGCTGGTATTTGAGAACATTATCGGTCTATACAGAGGTTGATAGCGAGCCTGTGCGTTTAGCAGATAAGGCTGCTCATTGGTATAAGAAAATTGCAGCATAACACCCGACACCTTATCTCCATCATAAAGGCCACCTACGGGTGGCTTTTTTATTGGCATTACAGAGCCACTTCCAGAGGTGGCTTCGATAATGCTCCCCACATTGCACAGAGGTAAGACATGTCAGAGATCACCGCATCCGAGCAAATTCGCCTGGATATCATCAAGAAAGTTAACTACGACACCGCAGCGGCCAAGCTGGCCATTGACTGGGTAGGCGACAGCTATCTGAAGTCTGAGCTATTCGCAGACTCCTTTGATCGTGTCTTCACTGAAAGTGAGATTGTCTCGAAGACCCGCAAGGCCATCCAGGAAGCGACCGAAGCGCTGGCGCTGTTTGATACCGGCGCTGAGCAGGCCAGCTAAGGCATTACATTCGGTGCATATGGAAGTGTCGTTTCTCGTTCAGGAAAGGGGGTATCGACCGATACCACCTGATACGAACAGGCCCTTTTCAGGGCCTGTTGTAATTAACGCAAACCCGGACCATGTGAGAACCCGCCGCCAGGACCACCACCATGCCCACCGCCCGGGCCTCCCGGAGGCAAAATACATCCTGAAAGAGACAGCGCACCACAGATAACAAAAACAGCAAGCATAATTCTTTTCATAATAACTCCTGAACTAAAGAGCCTTAATTCCAAAACATAAAAGTGAATATTTTATGGAGAATCAGTAATTCCTTTTTCTCCCTCACGTTAAATAGGAATAATCCATGGCAAAACCGGACTGGGGCGAGCTTCAGCAACGGTTCCTGTCCGATCATGCCGCAACCGGCGTATCACCGAAGGATTGGTGTGAAGCGCAGGGACTGAATTACGCTACTGCCCGCCGATACATCAAGAAACCCACTGCGCAAAAACCTGCGCAGAAGAAATTGCGCACTGCGCAAAAGGAAAAGTGCGCAGAAGCGCTGGTGGATGATGATGACCTCACCGATCAACAACGCTTATTTGTTGCGGAATACCTGAAGGACAACAACGCCACGCAGGCCGCCATTCGAGCCGGGTATAGCAAGAAGACTGCTGAACAAATTGGTTATCAGCTGCTTCAGAAAACTTCAGTTGCGCAGGCCATTGCGCAGCAGCAGAAAGCATCCATTGTGCGCACGCTCGGCAGCGCCGATGAAGTGCTTGAGCAGATGTGGCGCCTGGCCACCTTCGACGCCAACCAGCTATCACAGTATCGACGCGGGAGTTGCCGCTATTGCTGGGGCTTCGGTCACCAGTATCAATGGCGTGACGCTGTTGAGTACGAAGAGAAGCGATTCGAAGCGCTTGAGCGAAAACGTCGCGAGCCCGTCGATGTTGGTGGCTACGGTTACGACCACACCAGCGCACCTAACCCGGAATGCCCTCGCTGTAATGGAGATGGCGTCGGCCAGCCTTTCTTCGCTGATACGCGCAAGCTGGCGCCTGATGCTGCGCTTGCCTATTCCGGTGTGAAGCTTGGGAAGAATGGCGTGGAGATTACCGCTATTAGCCGTGAGCGAATGTACGAGGCGGTGATGAAACGTCTCGGCCTGGCTGATAGCGAGTTCGCCCAGCGTCTGCAGCTGATTGAAATTGAGCGCCGGCAGCTGGAGGTTGAAAAATTACGCAAAGAGCTGGCCACTGATCCGGAGGATGACGAACCAACGCCAGTTGCAATCAATATCAACGTAGTCGATGCACGAGTGAGGGAAGAGGATGGCGATAGCACCGACGCTTAACATCCCTCAGGCCAAATTCCTTGCGATGCAGTACAAGTTTAAGGCCTACGTCGCCGGCTTCGGTTCTGGCAAGACGTGGGTCGGCTGCGGTGGTATCTGCAAAGGGATGTGGGAACACCCCAAAATCAACCAGGGTTACTTTGCGCCAACGTATCCGCAGATCCGTGACATCTTTTATCCCACTGTTGAGGAGGTGGCCCACGACTGGGGGCTGAATGTCAAAATCAACGAGGGAAACAAAGAGGTTCACTTCTACGCCGGGCGCCAGTACCGAGGAACGACGATTTGCCGCTCGATGGAGAAACCGCAAACCATCGTTGGTTTTAAAATCGGTAATGCGCTGATTGATGAGCTGGACGTAATGCCCGCCAAAAAGGCGCAGTTAGCCTGGCGAAAAATCATTGCTCGTATGCGTTACAACGTGGCCGGTCTTCGTAACGGGATCGACGTCACCACGACGCCGGAAGGGTTTAAATTCGTTTATCAGCAGTTCGCAAAGGCTGTACGCGATAAGCCTTCTCTCTCAACGCTCTACGGCCTGGTGCAGGCCTCGACGTTCGACAACGAAAAGAATCTGCCGCCGGACTATATCCCGTCGCTGATGGAGTCATACCCGCCGGAGCTGATCAAGGCTTATCTCCGTGGCCAGTTCACCAACCTTACCAGCGGGACGATTTACCATCAGTTTGACCGTAAGCTGAATAACTGTCGGGAGGAAGAGCAACCAGGTGAGCCGCTGTATATCGGTATGGATTTCAACGTCGGGAAGATGGCCGGGGTTGTTCATGTATTACGTCTGGGGCTTCCGTTTGCGGTTAATGAAATCGTGAAGGCTTACGACACCCCTGACATGATCCGCATCATAAAAGAACGGTTCTGGCTGTACGACGGCAACGATTATCGCAAGGTGCGGGAAATCTATATTTACCCGGACGCTTCCGGCGATTCCCGCAAATCCAGCAATGCCAGCGCCACGGATATCGCTCAGCTTAAGCAGGCTGGCTTCAATGTGGTTGTTAATGCATCAAACCCGCCAGTGAAAGACCGCATCAACGCGATGAATGCCATGTTCTGCAATGGTAACGGTGAACGTCGCTACAAAGTGAATGTAAAGCGGTGCCCGGTGTACACCGAATCGCTTGAGCAACAGGTTTGGGGCGAAAACGGTGAGCCGGATAAAACGGCGGATAACGATCACCCCAACGATGCCGGTGGGTATTTCATTGTGAAGCAATTCCCGATTATCAAACCGACTGGAAAAGTCACCCAACTGCGGATGTAAAACCATGCCTGATATTTCAACGCCCAACCTCGACTATAACGACATGGTTGAGGCATGGGATATTAATGATGCGCTGATGGGCGGCACGCTGGAAATGCGCCGGCAGGGCAAGAAGTATCTCCCGAAATGGCCGAACGAAGATCCTGAAAGTTATAAGGAGCGTTTGGCTTCGGCAACGTTACTACCTGCCTATGAAGAGGCCATTAAACAAAACATCGGGCGAGTGTTTGCTGAGCCGACGGTATTGAGTGAGGATTCTCCTGAACAAATACGGGAGCTGTCGCCAGATATTGATATGGAAGGAAACCGGCTCGATGTCTGGGCGCAGCAATTTTTCAGCATCGGATTCCAGTATGGTCTGGTACATGCGCTGGTGGATTTCCCGAAAATTGACCGGGAGGCAGTAAAAACTAAAGCCGACGAAAAAGCCGCGGGATCCCGCCCGTATGCCACGATGTTAAATCCTCGCCAGGTCATCGGCTGGAAATCGAAAGTGGTTAAAGGGAAAGTAGTGTTGACCGATCTGCGTATCAGAGAGGTCATCATTATTGATGGCGACGATTACGGGCAAACGAAAGTTGAGCAAATACGCCATATCATGCCGGGCAAGGTTGAAATTTATCGCCGAAATAAAGGTGATAACGGCGAAAGCCAGTGGCAGATTCACGACGAGTGGGAAACCAGTCGCGATGACATTCCCCTGGTGACGCTTTACACGAAACGCACAGGCTTTATGCGCGGTTCACCGCCACTGCTTAATCTCGCCTTACTGAATATCAAGCACTGGCAGAGTCAGAGTGAACAGGACAACATTCTTCATGTCGCTCGCGTGCCGTTGCTGGTGGCTTACGGTCTGGCTGATGGCGAAACGTTGACGATAGGTTCTTCCTCTGCGACTCGTTTCGATGACCGCCAGCGGCAGGGACTGGAATATGTCGAGCATACCGGGGCTGCGATTGAAGCCGGTAAGATTTCCCTTGAGGATCTGGAAAACCAGATGCGTCAGGCCGGCGCAAAACTGCTGCGAGCGGAAAACACATCGACTAAATCCTTAGACCAGACTCACGAAGAGCGGATGCAGGAGAATTCACCTCTCTACACCATGGCAAGCTCGCTTGAGGATGCGCTCGATAATATCCTGCAGATTATGGCGGAATGGCTGGGCGAGAAAGAAGGCGGCAATGTTGATGTACGCACCGAACTGGATGTTTCAGCCCAGACGTTTGATGCCGCAGCTGCAACAGCTGTTCAGTCGCTCCGTCAGGGTGGTGATATACGTCAGGTCGATGCTGTTCGCGTATTGCAGGCTCTGAAATTTATCGATCCGGATGCGAAGCCCGAAGAGGTAATCGACGAGCTGCGAAATCAGCAGGTCACGCTGGCCGGCGGACTGAGTAACCCGGGTGGTGCAAATGGCAACGGCGAATGACAAGCTTCAGGATGAATCGATAGCGCATGCGATATGGATAGCGCGGTACAGCACCAGCGTTGCAAACAGGATTATAAAAATCCTGAATGACAGCGATGCGGAACTGACAGCCAGATTGCTGGTGGCGATGGATAGCCTGGATGCTGACAGCTTTACCGTGTCGCGACTGGAAGCGCTGCTCGTTAGTGTCAGAGCTCTCAATCGCGAGGCTGTGCAGTCAATGTACGCGGGACTATCTGATGAGCTGCAGCAACTCGCTCAGCACGAAGCAGGCTTTCAGCTGAGCCTGTTCCAGTTTGTGATCCCCGATGATGTGCTATCGCTTCACCCGCTGGTGGGCATTTCACCGGATGCCGTTTACGCAACTGTGATGGCACAGCCGTTTCAGGGGCGCCTGCTTTCGGAGTGGGCAGATAACCTTGAAGCTGACAGGATGGCAAGAATTTCCAATACAGTGCGGCAGGGTTTTCTCCTGGGCGATACGCATGAGCAAATCGCCAGAAAGGTCCGGGGTCATGCTAACCGTGGCTATCAGGATGGCGCGCTGCAGATGAGCCGCACCAATGCCGGCAGTATTGCAAAAACGGCTGTGGGGCATCTTGCTTCTACGGCCAGGAAAAGCTTTGCAGATGCGAACGATGACATTTTGAAGGGTAAGCAGTGGTTATCCACTTTGGATAACCGTACATCAAAAGACTGTCGGATTCGCGACCGCCTCAAGTACACACTGGATAACAAGCCGATCGGCCATAAGGTGCCGTATCTGCAGGGACCCGGGAAAATCCATTTCTGCTGTCGCAGTGTCGAAACCTACATCCTGAAATCGTCTGATGAGCTGGGTATTGCTGTTGGGCAAATATCAGATAGCTCACGTGCCAGCATGGACGGGCAGGTGCCTTCGGATACCGATTATCAGGGCTGGTTCTCGCGCCAGTCGTTCACGCGACAGTCCCAGATCGTTGGCGTAACCCGGGCCCGGCTGATTCGTGACGGCGGCATGTCGCCCGATGATTTCTACAACGACAAGGGCGAATGGCTGACTCTGGAGCAACTTCGTAACCTGGATGCTCAAGCGTTCAGCAACGCCAGACTTTAAAGCTTTTTAAGTCTTCAATCAGGCTGCCTCCGGGCGGCCTTTTTTATTGCCGTGATCCGGATGGTGAGCGGTGCAACGGTCGGATGACCACCGAAAAGGTAACCACATGAAACTGAAAACAGTCGAAGTTAACGGCAAAAGCTATGCAGAAGTCGATTCCAGCGGTTTACCCGTCTACGTCCACGATGACGGCCAGGAAGTTGGTTTTGATGCTGTGCAGGCCGTTGGGAAAATCTCCTCTCTGAATGGCGAGGCAAAATCTCATCGTGAAGCCAAAGAAGCCGCTGAAGCCGGTCTGGCTAAGTTTGCCAAAATCGGCGATCCGGCAAAGGCGCTCGAAGCGCTGGAGATGATGACTAAAATCGACCAGAAAAAACTGATCGACGCAGGCGCCGTTGATCAGGTTAAAGCGGATATCACCAAATCATTCCAGGCCCAGCTTGATGAAGCTACTCAGCGTGCGACGACCCTTGAAGGCCAGCTTTATCAGGAAATGATCGGCAGCCGGTTCTCTGGCTCGAAATTCATCGCAGATAAAGTAGCAATTCCGGCAGATATGCTTCAGGCGCGGTTCGGTCAGTCCTTCAAAGTCGAGGACGGCAAAGTCGTTGCCTATGATGGCTCTGGCAACAAAATTTACTCCCGCTCGAAGCCGGGCGAATTGGCGGCCTTTGATGAGGCGCTGGAGTTCCTGGTGGAGCAGTACCCACAGAAAGACCACATTCTGAAGGCCAGCGGCAACCAGGGAGGCGGCTCACGGCAGTCTCAGCATTCACTCGGGCAGAAAACGATGAAACGCGATGCGTTTACCAGTTTGAGTCCGACAGATCAGCAATCAACTCTCAAAGACGGTATCACCATCGTCGATTAATTCTTTGCCAGCCGCCGGATGGCTGCTGGTGCCGGAGCTGGATAGCTCAACCAACCCTATATTTTAATCTCCAAGGAATCCATACACATGGCTAATACGCTTACCGGGTTGATCCCGACTATCTTCACGGCTCTGGATACCGTATCTCGCGAACAGGTCGGTTTTATCCCGGCTGTATCGCGTAATGCTAAAGCTGATGCGGCGGCGAAGGACCAGACTGTTACTGCGCCGGTTGCGCCCCCGGCAACCACTGTTGATATTACCCCGGGGGCTACTGCGCCAAATGACGGCGACCAGACGATCGGCACCGTTGATGTCAAAATCACCAAATCCAAAATGGCCCCGGTCAAATGGAACGGTGAGGAACAACTGGCACTGGGGCCCGCAGGGACATACAACACCATTCTTGCTGATCAGTTTAAGCAGGCTTTTCGCGCGCTGGCTAATGAGATGGATGCAGATCTCGCGGCTCTGTATTTCGCATCCTCTCGTGCTGTTGGTACGGCCGGCACCGCTCCTTTCGGTATTGCAGGTGATTTGTCGGATGCGGCAAATGCGCGCCAGGTTCTCTCTGACAACGGTTCGCCGACAACTGATCTGCAGATGGTTCTCGGTTCTTCGGCTATCGCAAACCTCCGCGGTAAACAGTCTGTTCTGTTCAAAGTAAACGAGTCTGGTACTGATGCGCTTCTGCGCGAAGGTATCGTGGGGCGACTGGAAGGATTCAACATCCACGAATCCGCGCATGTTAAGAAACGCGCTGCATCTCCGGCTGCCGGATACCTGGTGAATGGAGCAAAAGCTGAAGGCGATATTCTGATTGCCATTGATACCGGCACAGGTGCTTTTGCAGCGGGCGACATCGTGACGTTTGACGGGGACAGCAATAAATACCTTGTTGCTGCTGCGACGGCCACAGCAATCACCCTGGCTGCTCCTGGCTTACGTCAGGCACTGGCCGACAACACCGCTATTACCGCTGGTGGCGCCTACACCGCAAACATGGCGTTTGATCGCAATGCATTCCTGCTTGCATCCCGAACCCCGGCAATGCCGCAGGGCGGCGATACTGCGGATGATGTGATGAACGTTACTGACCCCGTATCTGGCATCACTTACCAGGTAGCACTGTACCGCCAGTATCGCCAGGTGCGTTACGAAGTCGGTTTGTCCTGGGGCGTAGCGGCAGTTAAGTCGGCGCACTCAGCGTTGTTGCTGGGCTGATAAACAGGGGCTTCGGCCCCTTTTTTTAGTGGAGGGCTAATGGCCGGATTAACAAAAGAGCAGCGCGCCCAACGAGCTGCTGAGCAAACTGCGTCTACACAGGCGGATAACAACGAACCCGTATCGACCACATCGCAGCTGGTGGCGATGGTTACCGATTTCCCGGCATTCCCGGGTGCGCCCAATACCGCCAACGTTCACCCTGATGAAGTGGAGAACTGGAAGGCGCACGGCTGGAAAGAAATGGAGTGATGCATGATCACTTTCATCACCGTTGAAGACGTCAATTCGATTCTCGGTGCCACCTGGACAGATGAAAGCAAAAAAGCCAAATCTGTGCTGATGGCTAATACCTGGATGAATGGACTTAACCTGAAAATGCCGTGCGATAAGGCAACTCACGAAATCATCATTCCTGACGATGTGAAGCAGGCTGGCGCCTATGCGGCGCTGTCGGCGGCAAATGGCGGGCTGTATCAGCAGAAAACTGATTCGGGGGTATTGCTGAGTAAGGCGGTTGACGCTGACGACGTTTCTGTTTCAAAGACCTTCGCAGAACTCGGTACCAACAGTTCGGCATTGCTTGATTCGGACCTGCAGCTGGCGCTGGCCATGCTTAAGCCCTATGGCGTTAGTCAGTCACAGGTGCGGCTGGTGAGGGGGTGATATGGGCATTCGTGACGAGTTGCAGACCGAGGTTGCCGCAGCCTTCGATACAGACCTGCAGGATGCCGTTAAGGATTTCACTGGGTCATACACCGTTCGGGGTGCATGGGACCCGGTAACGGAAACCGGCACTGGAACACAGGTGACTTACTCGGGGCGCGGAGTGCTGGCGCGCTATAAACTCCGCCGTATCGATGGCGTTAATATTCTGCATGGTGATGTGAAGCTAACCGCCCTGGTTAACGAGGTGACTGATAAGCCGGCAGTCGGGCATATCATCATCGCACCGGATCCGATTACGGGTGAGCTTCAGCGGTACGAGGTCATCACCGCTTCTGCTGACTCTGCTGGCGCTGCGTACTCCATTCAACTGCGGAGGGCGTGATATGGCTAAGGGCTGGAACATTGACCCGGCGGCATTCGCCGGACTGGTGGCCGAAGATGTCAAACTACGCCAGCGGACAATCGCCATTCAACTGCTGAATGAAATTGTTCAACGGTCGCCTGTAGGTAACCCGGAGTTATGGGCCATAAACGCCACCGCGGTTCAGTACAACAAAGCGGTAGGTGAGTGGAACGAATCTCTTTATGCCGACCCTGCTAACCTGACCAAAACCGGAAGGCTCAGGAAGAAAGTCCGTGTTAATGACAGCATGGATATCAGGCGGCCGGCTGAGTATCGCGCAGGAACCTTCAGGGCATCGCATTTTGTCAGCATCGGCGAACCCGATTACTCCGTCCCGATCGAGCCGGATCCGCGTGGGACAATGACGTTTCTAAATGGCAAAAATATCATTGACCAGGCGCCAGCCTACTCGGTGATTTACATCCAGTCGAACCTGCCTTACTCCGTGCCTCTGGAGAATGGTCACTCAACGCAGGCGCCAACAGGCGTCTATGCCGTCTCGTTTAATGGTGTGATTCAGGCCTACAAATGACCCTTACAGAAATCAGAAACGCTGTCATTTCCCGAATGGCGGCACAGACCGCTATTGCCTCTGATGCGGTGGATTATCCCAATGGTCCGGTATTTGACCCCAGCAACCGCGATATCTGGGCCCGCCTCACCAACATTGCAGGACAGGCTGGCGCAACCGAGATCGGGGATGGGCCAGTCGTCCACAGGACGGGCTTACTCATCATTCAGCTATTTGTTCCGGTTGGCTCCGGGACGTTGCTTATCTCCCGGACGGCTGATCAGCTAACGGAGCTATTCGAGTTCAAGGACGACGGAAAACTTAGTTATTTCGCTGTTTCTGCTGTGCCGGCGGGTGAGACCGATGGCTGGTTACAGCTCAATCTTCAAATTCCTTATCGCGCTCTGTAGCGCACAAAAAACAGGAGGCTCCTGTGAGCTCAGGTGCAAAAGTAGTAGCCGCGTTTATTCGCGAGACAACGCCAGGAATCACGCCAACAGCAGGGGGGTGGAACCTGCTGCGTCGTTCTTCATTTGGTCTGAAACCAACGCAGAACACCAATGATAATGACGAAATCGCTGGTGACCGTATGGCGCAGGGCGTTTCACGCGGCACTGTGGATGTCGGCGGTGATGTCGGTACGCGGTTTCGCTGGAACCAGCATGATGATTTTCTTGCCAGCTGCTTCGGTTCCGAATGGGTAAATAACGTGCTGACGATGGGTAACGGTCGCATTACGTTCTCCGTGGCGACTTTTGCCAGTGATGTGGGGATCTCCCAGATTGCCCGCGGTTGCCAGGTTGGCACCTTCCAGATGGAAATCCCGGCCGATGGTGATATCACTGCAACCATTACGTTTGCAGGGCTGGACTGGGAGACGAAGGGGGACGATACCAGCTATTTCACCACGCCGGTGGATTTGGCGGGGGCGCTGCGTTACTCCTTTAAGGAGGTCACGAACATCCGGCTGAATGGTGTTGATGGCGGGACAGGCTTTTGCGTCGACACCTTTAACATCCAGTTCAACAACAATATGCAGACTCAGCGCTGCATCGGTACCGGTTCAGCGTTCGCCGGCGCAAACATTCCGACAACCTTTACCCCGTCAGGTCAAATCACGCTGTCATGGTCAAAGGCTGCTTGGGAGGTTTACAAAAAAACGTTCACCGGCGAAACGGTGCCGTTTAGCTTCACGCTGGAGAATGCTGAAGGCGCCTATACCTTCGATTTCCCGGAAGTACAGATCTCCGGCGACTGGCCGGATGCGGGGAGCACTGACATTGTTCAGGTTCAGCTGGATATCACCGCGGCCAATACTCCGCCAACTATTACCCGCGTTCCTGCCACTAATGGCGGTGGTGATTAACATTGGCCCTCTTTGGAGGGTTTTTTTATGGAGTTTTTTATGCTGATTGTTACCCCGAAAATTGATTTAAATGGCGAGCGCTGGTTTTATCCCTACAAAAAGCCAGAAGGCAGCAAAAAGGAATTCTCGCCGGAAGAAGAATCGCTGTTCAAACTTCGCCTGCTGGTGGCCAGCAGCGAGAATCCGCAATATCGCTCTCGTAACGCGCTGGTGCGCCGCCACATCGATAAGATGGACGCAGGTTATAAGGTGGGGACAACGGATTTTAATCTCGCCAGCGTGGACGATATAGACTCTGTTGATGACCTGCTGATCGATAACGCCGCTCGGTTCCTGCTGAAAGGCTGGGAGGGAGTAGGTAAGTTAGTCGACGGCATAGAGCTTGCTCTCGACTACACCCCAGAACTTGGGGCTGCCATGCTGAAACAGTACCCGGCGCTATACTGGCTGATACTGGCTGAGGCGGCAAACATTGCTCAGGGTAAGGAGCAGCAGACTCAGGAAACCGTAAAAAAGCCATAGAGGCCCAAAAGTGGCTAAAGGATTTCGCTGGCGAGCAGGGCGAGAAAGCAAAGTGGCGCAGGGAGAAACTAAATCTCCCGCCCATTCCGGAGCCTGAAATTGATGCGGTCACTGGGGAGATCCTCAACGCTTACGCCATGATATCGCGCGGCAGGAAGTATGCCGGCATGGCCGGAGTGCCGCTCCCTCTATCCCTGAACGATATTGAGCTTTACCTGGCATCGCGCACCATCCTGATCGACCGCATTGAGTTTGACGCAGCGATACTGGCTCTTGATGATGCCTGGAGAGTTGAGTGGGCTGAAGAGCAGAAAAGACAGGCAAAAGTGAAGTAGTCATATCATTGTCCCTATCTTTTCCTGTGCTAACCTGTGAGCAAATGTTAATGATGAGGATGGGGATGTGGAACCGCTTTTAGGTTTTATGCTTTTTGGGCTAGCAGTTATTGTTGTAGCAGTTATTGCTGCAAAACGAAATGGGTTAGGTATTGCGTTCCTTTACCTTATTGGTATGTGCGCTATAGGCTTCGGCTTGGTCGTTTTAGCATCAAACATCACAAATGGAAACGGCGTTATCGCTGGTTTTACTGCATTTATTGCGCCGATTCTTGGTCTTCTTATTGTCTTATCATCGTCTACCTCTGAACGCCGAGCAGTGCTTAATGGTGAGTCTGGTGAGTATAAAAAATGTCCTTTCTGCGCCGAGCCTATCCGCAAAGAGGCCATTAAATGTAAACACTGTGGAAGTGATATTAAACAGACCTGAGTATTACCAGTGAACCCGTTTCGATAATATAACTATCAAAATATTATATTCGTAAAAAAACCTCGCTACGGCGGGGTTTTTTATTGCCCGGAGATAGCTAAATGACAGAACAAACCTCCCGCCTGGCCATTGTGATTGATAGCTCCGGGGCAGAGAAGCAGGCTGACAATCTCGCAACTGCACTGGTAAAAATGACGCAGGCAGGCGAACGTGCTGCCACCAGTGCAGGGAAAGTGACAAAGGCTACTGATGAAGAAAAACAGTCTCTTTCTGAACTCTTAGATCGAATTGACCCGGTAAATGCAGCTCTGAATAAACTGGATAAACAACAGCAAGATCTTGCGAAATTCAAATCAAAGGGGATGGTAGATACCGATACATTCGATCTTTATTCAAAGAAAATCGAGGAAACACGAAACAGGCTAACTGGATTTCGCGACGACCTTGGCAAAACCGGACAATCTGCCGCACAGACTGCCTTTGCCATGCGCATGATCCCGGCGCAGATGACTGACATTATCGTCGGCTTATCTACGGGTCAGTCGCCGTTTATGGTGCTTATGCAGCAGGGCGGGCAGTTGAAAGATATGTTCGGCGGTATTGGCCCCGCGATTAAAGGTGTTGGCGGGTATGTGCTGGGGTTAATTAATCCTGTCACTCTGGCTGCCGCGGCTGTCGGTGTTCTTGGACTGGCCTATTACAAAGGCTCTCAGGAGCAGGACGAGTTCTATAAGTCATTGACCCTTAGCGGTAATCTGGTTGGTAAAACCACCGGGCAACTAGCAGAAATGGCCGCTCGGGTTTCAGTAATTGCCAACTCAACTACTGGAGTGACCGCAGCCACACTTAACCAGATAGTTTCATCCGGGAAGGTGGCTGCAGAGTCATTGGAGCGAGTAACAACTGCCGTGGTTGAAATCAGTGAAGCCACAGGCATCGCCACTGAAAAGCTGGTGGGTGATTTCAACGACATTGCTGCTGACCCGGTTGCGGCCATTACCAAACTTAACGACCAGTACCACTTTCTGACACTGGCAACCTACAACCAGATTAAAGCACTGCAGGATGAAGGTAATCAGCAGGATGCTGCACGGGTGGCTAGTGATGCTTACGCCAATGCCATGCAGCAGCGTGCGAACGATATTCATCAGAATTTGGGGATTCTTGAACGTGCTTGGGACTCGCTTGCTAAAACGGCTAAAGGAGCATGGGATGCCATGCTTGATATTGGTCGCGAGCAAACCAGCACCGAGCGGATCTCTCAAATTCGTAAGGAATTAGATTGGATAGATAAGGCTGCTGGTGGGAAGCTATTTTTTGGTGGAAGAAAGGCTGAGCTCGAAGATGAGCTAAATAATCTGCAATCTCAAATCACAACAGAAGGCGTTTTAACTGAAATAATCAGCAGTCATGACAAAGCCGAACAGCAACGAATTAAAACGCAGCAGGAAGCAGATCGCGTTAACCAGCAATATCTGAGCAATGCGGATAAGCGCAATAAAGCTATTAAGCAGCAAAGCGAGTTCCTGAAAGCAGGTGCAATTACTGCAGAGCAATATGCAAAAAATGTTTCTCGTATTAACGAGATGTACAAAGATCCGAAACCACCCAAGACGCCAAAGGGTAAAGCATATACCGAGGACGCAGCAACCCGGCTGCTTGATCAGATAAACCAGCAGACTGCTGCCATGCAGTCCCAGCTGGATGCCAGTGACAAGCTTAATAGCGCGACACAGGCTCGGATCAAGTTCGAGCAGCAGATTGCTGACCTCAAATCTAAAACGCAGCTCACCGCTGACCAGAAGTCGATTCTTTCCCGTTCAGATGAAATCCTCCAGGCGTATAAGCAGCAGGAGGCACTGCAAAATTCCGTAAAAACCCTGGACGATTACCGGAAGATGCAGGAACAGGTAAAGATGAAGGATGAGCGGACCAACGATCTGCTTAAAACCCGTCTTGAACTGCTGGAGAAGGCCAAAGCAACGGGGCAACTTAAACCCGGTGAATATGAAAAAACGCGGGCAGATATTTATCAAAACACCGATATGCAACTGCCCTCGACGGTTCGTAATGTTGTAGGAAACCTGACACCCATAGGAGGGCGACTCTCTGGAACTTTTGAGGGGATGCAGGGGCAAATCAACGAATATGACCAGGCTCAGCAAGAGCTCCAGCGCTGGCTGGCAGCTCAGGAGGAAGCTTATGCGAAGGCCGGTGAAATAACTGCCGAGGGTGAGGCCAGAATGACCTCTATTCGTCAGCGTGCAGCGGATGCAAATCAGGTCATAGAGGCTCAGAAAAACACCATCATATCTGCGGCCACGCAGTCCTTGTTTGATAGCACCACTGAAATCATGCGAACGGGGTTTGGTGAGCAATCGGCAATCTACAAGGTCGCTTTTGCTGCGAGCAAGGCATTCGCTATCGCGGACTCAATGGTGAAAATCCAGCAGGCTATAGCAAGCGGTGCAGTTAGCGCGCCTTATCCGGCCAACATCATCGCTATGGCCTCAATCGCTGCGCAGACTGCCAGTATCGTCTCAAATATCCAGGCTGTTTCAGGAGTTGGCTTCGCCTCCGGCGGTTACACCGGCCCCGGTGGTAAGTATCAGCCCGCGGGTATTGTTCACAAAGGTGAGTACGTCTTCGACCAGGCGTCAACGAACCGGATCGGCGTGTCTCAGCTTGAGGCACTTCGAAATGGCCAACCGCTTGATGCAACTCTGGGGCGCACAGGGTTTGGTACTGGTGTTCAGAACGTTAACAGCGATAACCGTAGGCAAACAACTGTACACGCGCCGATTAATCAGGAGTTTCATCTCCAGGGTATTACTCCGGAGCAGTTGAGCGCTACACTCAATCAGAATAATCGACAGCTTTCCAGGCAGTTAAAAGGTGAACTCACAAAGGAGGTTACCATGCCACAAGGGGCTTTTGGCAACGCTCTAAAAGGAAACTATACACGACACGGTCCTAGGTAAGCTAAACTGCATTAGCTGAGACTTGATTAGGTAGGTAAGTCTAACAATCTGAGTAGGTGCAAGAAAACACAAGGATCTTATTAATGGAAGCGTTGTTAACATTTACATTTAAAGACTTCATAGCTTTTATGATTCCTCTTTTTATTGGTGGACTTATCTTCAATAGGAGACGTAAACGTAAGGAGGTCCGAGTGAAGTTTTCATTTCTTTGGCTTGTTTTGATAGTCGGTGGAATTCTTGAAATATGCGATGATATCTACACAACTTATTCCTATAGGCATAATCACTTATATAATAATGATACGCTTACAACCGTGTTTAACTATGATTTTGCAAAAATTGTTTTTTGTGGGGTTTTGATTTTTGTTTCTATTGCGCTTCTTCTTCAGGAGTTGCTTTTAAATAAGCAGTCACATTGATGTATATTGCCTGTCGGCGCATCGCCATTTTTTATTTTGATGTGGGGCTGTGCCGAAACAATGTAAGCTTACATTAAAGTCAATAAAATTAATATATTGATAATGCTGTTTTTTTATTTCTTTTAGCTCTTGAGGTGAGTTGGTAAATATATCGCCTTGTGTGTTTTTTTTCGATTTAATAAGATTTTTATCTTCGTTAATTTGAACCAAAAAATCAGAGATTTCTTCGATTCCATCGTGCTTTATTCTGAAATGAATACCCTCCTGAGGTTAATGGTGAAATTTTATTCGAGATACTTTACCGGGAGACTGCATGACTGATATCTACTACCCACATGACAGCCTCCCTATGCCATTACAGGAAGGATACGGATTTCAGCCTGTGAGCCCGTTAAAACGTACCCAGTTAATCACTGGCCGCGCGCGGCAAAGGCGAGCTTATACGTCCACGCCGACGCAGGCCAGCATCACCTGGTTTATGGAAACCGATGCGCAGGGACTGGCGTTTGAGTCCTGGTTCCGTGATGCGTTATCTGACGGGGCTGCATGGTTCATGATGAAGCTGCAGACGCCGGCAGGCATTAAGTTTTACAAATGCCGCTTCACAGATATTTATCAGGGACCGGTGCTGGTGGCCCCGATTTACTGGAAGTACACGGCGCCGCTTGAATTATGGGAACGCCCCCTTGCTCCAGCCCCATGGGGTAATTACCCGGAATGGATCGTCGGCAGCTCACTGCTGGATATTGCGCTGAATAAGGAGTGGCCGAAGCATGACTCAGATTAAACGCCTTTACGCCAGCAGCGGCCCGGAGCTGATCATTGAAACGCTGCAGATCACCATTGGTTCTGACGTCCATTATCTGTGCCAGGGCTACGAGGATATTACGGCAACGACGGAGAACGGCGATACCGTAACGTTTACCGCCTGTGCGATAGACATTGCGCTGCCGGCGCGCAATGCGGACGGTACGCAAGATTTGAAATTTGCCTTGTGCAATATCGATGGTGTTGTGTCCACGGCGATCCGCTATGCCCTGGCTAACAGATTGCCTGCATGGCTGACGTACCGAAGTTATATCTCCACTGATTTAGCAGCGCCTGCGTCAGTGCCGTATACGCTGAAAATCAAGTCGGGCTCCTGGACAGCGACAGAGGTGCAGATCACCGCGGGCTATATGAATGTCCTCGATATGGCCTGGCCGCGTTACCGCTACACGCTCCCTGTATTCCCCGGACTGCGTTATATCAGCTAAGGATTCCCAATGTTTAACCCTGATAAATACCGTTCTGTTAAATGGCAGAAGGGCGGTAGAGCCTACCCGCTACTCGACTGCTTCGGGATTGTGAATGAAATACGCAGCGATCTGAATTTACCCGTCTGGCCCGATTTTGCAGGGGTAACCAAAGACGACGGCGGCCTCGACCGGGAAGCACGCCGGATGATGCTTACCCTTGAGCGCTGCGAACCCTGCGAAGGGGCCGGGGTGGCCTGTTATTCCGGATCAACCGTCACCCATGTGGGGATCGTAGTCAGTATCGGTGGCCTGCTGCACGTGGCGGAATGCAATCCGGGAATGAACGTCACCTTTCTGCCGTTGCCGCGGTTTAAGCGCCGATTTGTCAAAGTGGAGTTCTGGCAATGACCATTCGTTTTTACCCGTCCCGGCTTCCCGGTGAACCACTCGAAACGCATGAGCATGGTGTAACCAGCATTCGCAGCTGGCTGGTGGCAAATGTTGAAGGCTACGAGGATCGGGATGTCCCACCGCTGACCGTTGAGGTTGAGGGGCTGTTAATTCCGCCAGGCGAGTGGGCTAAGTGTGTGATTCGCCCTGATAGTGATGTCAGGCTTTATCCGGTTCCCTTCGGGCTGGAGGCCGCCACAATCGCGTGGATCGGCGTCGGTATCTCCGTTGCCGCTGCAGCCTATTCGCTGTTTATGATGAGCACCATCGATACGGGCGGCTATACCTCATCCACAGGGCGGAGTCTCGACCTGAACCCGGCAAAGGCAAATACGGCAAAACTCGGTGATGCCATTCGTGAGGTGTTTGGCCGGGTGCGTATCTACCCTGATTATGTGGTGCAGCCGGTTACCCGGTTTGATGCCGCCGATCCTACGAAAATGCGCGTCCAGATGCTGCTATGCCTCGGTGTCGGTGATCTGATTTATACCAATGGCGATATCCGGGTAGGCAGCACTCCTGCATCGACGCTGCCGGGTTTCAGCAGCATCCATTACCCGCCAGGAGCGGACGTTTCCGGTGATGAGCGCAGTGAAAACTGGGTCAACAGTACGGAGGTCGGAGGGACATCATCCGGCACCGGGCTGGACATGGCCCAGACGTCGCCGGACGCAGACGACATTATCGCAGACAGCATGACCGTATCCGGTTCGAGCGTAACGTTTACCGGGCTGGACACGGATGACGGCGATGACGACGACCAGAACGATAACGCACTGCCGCCCAGTTGGGGCGCTGGTGCCGTGGTCGAACTGAAAGCCCCGGCGAACTACCAGATCACCACGGCGGCCGGATACAGCGTTATCGCAAGCCCGCTGCTGACGGAGATCGCGCCGGTGGTTGGAATGCCGGTGACGCTGGGGTTTAACTCTGTCGATTACGATCTGTTTATCGCGTCATATACCCCCGGTCAGGCTGCAGTGCCCGGCACCGGGGGGAGTGCGGCAAAAGTCCAGGCCAGCGCGGCCCCGACCACCTACGATTTTTCGACCAGCTCCAGCACGTTCACGATCACCTGGCAGGGGGTTACCTACCCGGTGTCGCTGGTGGCTAACTACGTCTCGATGTCGGGACTGCTGGCGGCCATCACCGAGGGACTCACCGGCTCCGGCCTGGTTGCGCAGGACAACGGCGGCACCGTACTGATAACCGAGTCGGCCAGTCCGTTCGCGGGTGGGGATATCACGTCCTCTTCGCTGCCTGCAGCTGTTTTCGGTGATGCCCCGGTTTACACCTCCGGCACGGCATCAACCGGCGGCAGCCCGGCGGTAACGGCGAATGTGACGCTTGCCTATAACAGCGCCACGGGAACGGCCTTTTCCGGCATGCCGGAGGGGGTGCAACGGCTTTCACTTGCTCACCGCGGGAATGAGTACCGCATTGTCTCTGCCGACGGCACGACGGCGACGGTGGCGCGCCTGGTTAACGGTGCCGTTGATGAGTCATGGCCGGGTTTCACCGCCAGGACGATGATTGACTATGAGGCCACTGGCCTTAACGACACGCTGAGCTGGCTGGGGCCTTTCCTCGTATGCCCTGAAAATGAAGTAGTGGATGCGTTCGAGGTGAATTTCTCCTTCCCGAACGGCATCTGTGGCTTTGACAGTAAGGGCAAAAAACGGATCCGCCACGTTGAGTGGGAGATTCAGTATCGCGTCTACGGTTCCGGATCGGGGTGGGTGAGTCACCAGGGCGAGTATGCGCTTAAAAACGTCAACGGGCTGGGATTCACTGAGCGGATCACTCTCAGCTCTCCGGGACTGGTAGAGGTTCGCTGCCGTCGGCGCAATGAGCAGGGCTCAAACAACGCGCGAGACAGTATGTACTGGCAGGCGCTGCGCGGGCGACTGCTGACGCGCCCTTCATCCTATCCCGGCGTGTCGCTGATGGCGGTGACCGTTGAGACGGGGGGCAAATTGGCGGCTCAGTCGGACCGCCGCGTAAACGTTGTGGCCACGCGCGCCTATGACTCAGGAACGGCCAGAACCATTTCTGGGGCGTTGCTGCATGTCGGGAACTCGCTGGGACTGGAGATGGATGTCGACACCATCAACGCGCTGGAGTCCGCGTACTGGACGCCACGCAGCGAGTATTTCGACTTTGCTACCGGCGACAGTATCTCGGCGCTGGAAATGCTGCAGATGATAGCCAATGCCGGGAAGTCACGTTTTCTGCTGAGCGATGGCCTGGCGACGGTAAACAGGGAAGGGATTAAGCCCTGGACCGGTGTGATCACTCCTCATGAGATGGTGGAGGAGCTGCAGAGCGGATTTACCGTGCCCTCAGATGATGATTTTGATGGTGTCGACGTGACGTACATCAACGGGACTACCTGGGCAGAGGAGACCGTTAAATGCCGGACGACTGATAATCCCACGCCGGTGAAAATAGAGAATTACAAACTCGATGGGGTACTGAATCAGGATCACGCCTACCAAATCGGGATGCGTCGCCTTATGAAATACCTGCAGCAGCGGGTGACGTTCCAGACCACTACCGAGCTGGACGCGCTGTGCTACAACACGGGCGATCGCATTGTGCTCACGGATGATATTCCGGGTAACAACACGATTTCCTGTCTGGTGGAGGCGATGACAACGGCTGGTGGCGTGACAACGTTCACCGTTACGGAGCCGCTGGACTGGTCTTTCGAAACCCCCCGCGCGCTGATCCGCTATCAGGATGGCTCTGCATCCGGGCTGATGGTGGCGAGCAGGGTGGGCGATTTTCAGCTGTCAGTCCCGCACCTGAGCGAGTTTGATGACCCGATGAAGGTTGACTTGTCATCGGCAACCATCGAGCCGATCCGCCTGGTGTTCTGCGGCTCAACGCGCCACGTCTACGACGCCATTGTAGAGGAGATCGCCCCGCAGTCTGACGGAACATGCCAGGTCACCGCTAAAGAATACCTCGAATCGTTCTACCAGTACGACGACGCCACATACCCCGACGACGTCGCTTAATACCAAAAAATCCCTTTCAACTTTTCTTTCGCTCAAACCCTCGTTTGGGCGAATACCGTTTTGGAGCAAAAAAACATGGCCGAACTTAACCCGCCACTGGGCACGACGACGCCGGAAATATTCATGGACAACGTTAAGCGCGCTGACGAGCTGGTTAACGGTCCGGCCGGAACGGTTGACGACCGCGGCGGTGAACCGCTCGATACCTGGCGCCAGATGATGGCGAAAAACGATGAGGTAAGGCAGAACCTGATCCCACTCAGCAAGCAGTATATGAATGAGGCGGCAGCGCAGGCAGATATCGTGAATATCCCCGTTGGCTCCACGACCTATGTTCGCAGCCAGGAAGTCTGGGCGCTGGCTGATGAGTACATGAATAACGGCGGGACGCTGCAACCTACCGGGCGGAAAATGCCATCTCAGGAGCTGGTCAATATAATGACTGAATTGATCAGAGCAACGTTCACCCAGAATGCGCCAGCGGGTATGTCTCTTGCCTTTATGGATGAACGGAAAAATTATTCGGTAGGGCTGGATGAGGCGGGCCGATTGCTTGCCGGGTGGATTAAGGCGAATAAAGCAGAATTAAAAAAGCTCTCAGCGGATGAATTTATTTCGTCGATCATCTCGTCGTCACGTCTGAATATCGGGAACTCCGCTTTATCTGTAGTGGCTGACGGTAACGCTGTTTCAGTTTATGACACACTTAAACGGCTTTGTTTTGCCATTAATAAAAAAGGGGTACTGAAATCAGGGAAGGCTGAGATCAACAATCTTACGATTGCCAGTATCTTAGGGTTACCAGCCAACGCCAGCATTTCTACTGCGACATTCCGCGATTTCGTTATGGCGTGGCGTGATACGTTAAACCGTCCGGCTGTGGGTATCAAAAAAAACGGGGCATTTGCTGCGGGGAAAATTGAAGCGAATCATGGAGAGGTAAAATCGCTCAAAGCCGAAACTCTGGAAGTTAAAGCGATTATTTCCCCGGAATTCCTGCGCTATTACAATCAGTCCATTTACTCACGCCTGCCGGATATTGCCCATAAAATCGGTTACGGACAATCGCTCGCTGCGGGCGTAAATACTCAGGCGCTGATTACGATCGCTGCGCTGTATACCGCATTGCGTTTTATCGGTGGGGTACGGGCGCAGGATGGCTCCGGCACTTCGGCAGAAAACCATGCTCAGCTGGTTCCCTACGTTGAGACGTATAAAAACACCGATAACGGCCAGGCATGGGAAACCCCGATGGGGGCCAGCATTCGCGGCTGGTATGAACTGATGATTGCCGAGAACTATGGCTTTAACCCGGATGATCTGATCATTCTGGGTTCTGTTCCGGCGGAGGGCGGTCAGCCCATTGATGTGCTGGCGGCGTATCCCGGAAAGTACATGCAGCGAGTTTTCGATGATATCAGTTATGGTTACGCCCGCGCTCAGGAGCTCGGGAAAACCTACCGGCCTGTGGCGATGTACTGGATGCAGGGCGAAGCAGATCAGACGAAAGGCACCACCAAAGCAGACTATCAGGCTATTTTCGACACCATGCGACAGCGGATCGATGCCCACGCTTCGGCTGTTTGCGGCGAAGAAGTCCATGTGCCGATTTTTGTTTATCAGTTCAGCAGCTGGATAAACCGGACGCCGAACACCGCCTATCCCACCATTCCGATGGCGCTGCTGGAGCTGGCGCAGACACGCGAAAATGTGTACCTCACTAACCCGATGTACATTCACGACTACACGGATGGCGCTCATCTCACCGCCCGCAGCTCCTATATTCATGGGCTGTATATTTCAGTGATGGAAAAGCGGGCGCTGGTTGACGGCAAAGCGGCAAAACCACTGATGCCGGTTAGTCATCAACGCCAGGGCTGCGCCGCTACTGTGTGGCTGAATCCGGTAGGTCGGCTGGAACTTGATACCAGCGTGGTATCCGATCCAGGTAATTACGGCTTCCGTCTGCTTCATCCGGATACACTCAAACTTATTCCACTGACCAATGTTAATGTCCGCTATGACGCTTTAACTATATCAACTGCCGATGATATTCCTGCTGGGGCCATTCTTCAGTATGCCTTTCACGGCGGCACCACCGGCCAGTCACCGGGCCGCCTGACCGGGCCGCGCGGTTGTCTGCGTGACAGCCAGGGCGACATTATCAGTTTTACCCTTAATAGCGAGGTTATCCGTATGGATAACTATTGCGTCATGTTTGAAATCACGTTGTGAGGTAATTATGTCTAATCAGGGATTATCTATTAATGTTGATGCTGTCTGGGATGATGACTGCATTATTGGATCGAGTTATCCGCAGCCGTCTATCGCGAGCATTGCCACATTTGGCAGCCAGAACTTTGGGGCTATTTTTGGGGAAGAGCCAACCATAGTGGGGGCACCTGTCATCAACACGTACTGGTTTACGGGTGGTGTGGGTGCAGGGGGGTATGATCTGAAAGTCACGGATAACCCCGTTAAAACCATGATGGTGTTACTCCGGCCTAAAAGCACTACCAGAGCGCTGGGCATGGGTAACTATCTTGGATCTGCTGTACAACCGCAGGGGGATACGTTTGTTTTTGAACCGGCGATTCCTCAAATCAGGGGGATTGTGGGGCGCTCAAGCGGAACAGCAACTGCCACCCTCGCGACTCCACTGGACACCAGTAAATTCCATCTGGTTTTCCTCGACGTGAATAACTCGATGCTTCAGCTTCATAAAATGACGAACAGTGAGCTGGTATCGACTGAACAGGTCGCTGTTACCGCCCGCGCAATCCCTGTTCCGAATAAGTCGATTTATGCTGGCTACTCCTATATCACGTCAGATTTTTTAGGCGCCGTGGATATTGCAATGACGGGGGTGTGGGCGGGCGGAATACTGTCGCAGGCCGAAAAAATGGATATGGTAGACCTCGTTACTCAGAGCTATGAAGGGATTTTATCTATAGCGTAAATCTGGACTCTCGAAGAGAACCATGAAGGCCAGCCAGGGCGATGATCCCCGGTGAATACCGGGGGAAATTAAACAGCCAGCCTTAATTAACTGAACCGGGAGGCGCACAGGTTGTAATCGGCAGTCAGTATATCGGTGGCCGTCAGGCCGGATGTACCGACATCATCAACCCGTGCGCGATACAGCATACCTGTCCAGGACAACGGAAACGGATTGCTCGTTCCCACCCTGCGCGTTGTTGGCTCTCCCGGTGGTGTCGCCGCCAGCGCAGATGTTGAGGTGAACACCACCACCTTATCGATATAGGCGCGAACAGTATGCTGCGTGCCATCCACGCTGAACTCGCATTCAACGGCGAACTGGTGGCGTACACCATCAAACAGGGGGAGCAGATTGCTGGTCACAACGTAGTTTTTACCACGTACGGCCAGCTCTATTTTAGTCGGTTGTCCGGTTGCATCGGTCGTCGGCACAACTGATAAAAGCGCATTCGCATAGCCGTTTGTTTCGGTCGTGGAAAAATGCAGGAGCTGGTTGTTGAACGTGGACAGAGACCCGGCTTTCGTAACTTTTACCCAGGCCATAAACAGCCAGTGCGTATCGCTGACTTTCATGCAGCTGGCGGCATCCAGATCAAACCCATCGTTTTTTACGCCAGCGAACACCATGCCTTTGTTTGCTGCGCTGTAGGTTTTAGCCAGGGAAAACGCCCCGGTGTGATCGTTATAGGTTAGATCGTGGATTATCGCTCCAGCAGCTAAATCTTTACCTCCTCCCATTGCGTCGACGGCCATATCAAATACGCTACGGGTACCTTTGTTAATGCTTTTATCGCGATAAAATTTCTTCCCGGTATCGTTAACCACTCCCTTTAACACCTCAATTCTTCCGCTCATTACAATACCCACCCTTTTAATTTCATAAAGTTGTAAACGAACTCGGCATTAACATCTGCTCCGGCATACAGCGCATACTCTGGTGTGACTGAGCCCGATATACTCTGGCTGGGGTGCAAATTGTCGTAACGTAACGATCTCGGTGTTACGCCATTATTGATATCTTCGACATCTCCTGGCGATGTCGGATTATAATGATTCATAAAGTTTTGCAGCAGATCGACACCATTAATCTGGCAATAATTATCTGGAAAATTCTGTTTATATAAGTTATTTAAAATACGGACGTAATTATTATTGGTCGACCCCGTTGGCTCAGTCCCACCAGGAAAATCAGGCAATATCACAAATCGTTTTCCTACCGATTTAAGCCATGACACCATCGACAGCGCGTTACTGATTATCAAATCAATCTCAGAAATGTTATTTCGACCCAGCCAGAAAATATTAATACACTCGTCATGCTGATCGTACCGGGTTCCACCCGGCGCACCGTTGGTTACAGAAAACCCTGTTATCGGATAAACGATAACCGGAGTCGGCACACTGACTGTCACTGCTGCGCCTGCTGCAGTCCTGGTAAACGTAGCATTCGTCCCGTCCCAGCCAAACATCCCGTCAATACCCGCAAAGGAGCAGGCAATACTGGTGGCGGCAGCATTACCAAAAATGCGATTTGGACCAGGTTTGGCAGGGCTTAACGTCACTGAACCAGATGCGGGGATGACACCGCCAGCAGGAGTGTAAAACGTTCGGGAAGCTCCCTGGCGGCTGGCAACACCTTCCGATGTCAGTCCCGACTTGCCAAAGTTGTAGGTATAAAGGCCTGTCAGCTGGGCGAGCCGCGAAAGAAAGCGGCCATTCTCCATGAAGCTGTGTCCCCATCCGACAATTTTAGGCCTGGCGATATAGGGATATTCTTTAAAGTCTGGCCCATCGGCATAGAACAACCCGCCGGGGGCGTTGTCGGCTCTGTCTGACGTCCATACGATCCGGTTCAGAATATCCGGCCGGGGGTTAGTTTCGTTGCTGCTCCCTGACGTTACGGCGATTTCTTTCTTATTCTCTGTGTCATAAACGCGAACCTGTGATTTCCCGCTGGCGTCGATCTGCGTGAATGGTGCGTAGGGGTTAACTTTTGGCGGTTGTAAAGAGAACAGATACGCCTGATACCACAGGGGCGCATTCTGGATATAGTAATCCAGATCAAACTGAATGTTTTTATCTTCGTCCAGGATTACATATCTCGCGGGGTTCAGCTCATACTCACCCGATGCGGAGCTGAATTCCGTTGTGCCGCTGAGCACTTCGAGGTTTGTTTTATCCATCGCTCCCAGAATACCTGCAGGATTAATACTTTCCCCATTAACGGACAGGCCGCAGAAATCAAATAAGCCGTTTTTGAGCGCGATCAGAATGTTGTATTCGCTGTCCACCACAACAGAATCGTATTCATCGTTTAACTCTGTCATCGTCCTGAAAGTCGTGGTTTCAGACAATGCCATCAGCGGGATTAGTTTACTGACCACAATATCGGATGGCATACGCCTGCCTGTCGCGGTGAGTGTGCCGCCGATATTGATATATTCATCTGCGAGTGCTTCGTCGGATGTGCTACGAACGAACGTTGCAGAGCCCGGCGGAATGTTCGCGATATCCGCCTGTGCTTCCGCGAGGGTCATATACTGACGGCTCAACGGAACCAGATTGAGCCGGATATCTTCCAGCGTATTCGAAATCCGCGACATGATACCTCGCCAGGTATCCAGATCAGCCCCTTCGCGGTCAGGGTAGACCAGCGCCAGGCTATTCAGCAAATTATCCAGGCGAGTGGCGTTATCGAGCAGCACCGCGGGCGACGTGCTCCCAAGTGGCGGATCAAAGGCCATGTTTTTTGCTCCAAAAAGAGGCTTCGCCCAAACGAGGGTTTGAGCGAATGGCAGCGGCCTTTTACAATCAGTTATTTCAAGGAATTAGATCGTGCTGATTGGCTATGCGAGGGTATCAACCGGGGATCAAAACCTCGATTTACAGAAAAACGCGCTGATCCGCGCAGAATGTGAGCTGGTTTTTGAGGATATGGCCAGCGGGAAAAATGCCCGGCGGCCAGGGTTAAAGCGCGCCTTACGCAGGCTTAAGCCCGGCGATGTGCTGGTGGTCTGGAAACTGGACCGACTTGGCCGCAGCGTGCGCGATCTGATTACGCTCGTGTCGGAGCTGCAGGCTCGCGGGGTAAATTTCCGCAGTCTGACCGATAGCATCGATACCAGTACGCCAGCAGGCCGCTTTTTCTTCCACGTCATGAGCGCCCTGGCAGAAATGGAGCGCGAGCTGATCGTCGAGCGTACCCGCGCCGGTTTAGCCGCAGCGAGGGAGCAGGGGAGAGTCGGTGGCCGTCGCCGGGTAATGACTGAAGTAGTGGTGGAGCGGTGTCGCAGAATGCTGGAGAACGGCGCTACCAGGCAGCAGGTAGCCGATGTGATAGGAGTGGGAGTGAAGACGATTTATAAATATTTTCCAGCCGGTTAAGTTTGCTCACCTGCGACCGTATGCAAGAGATCGCAGGTGAGCAATTTGCTATAGCTGAAAAATTTTAACCGGACCCTGTTCGCAAAAGCATCAAACAACTAAGGCCTGAAAACACTTTAAGACTTACCTTGCTCGTTACATCAATGTGTTACGGCAATGACATAAATTGATAGCCAGAACCTATATTGATCTGTCGCTTTGTTAAAACTACTGTATATAAAAACAGTATAAATGTGAGCGAGTCTATTATGCAGTTCTACACGCCCGTTGAGTTACGTCAGATCATGCTGCTCCCGTTGTACAGCGACCTTGTGCAGTGCGGCTTTCCTAGTCCAGCGCAGGATTATGTTGAGCAACGTATTGATCTGAACGAGTTGCTCGTTAACCACCCAAGTGCGACGTATTTTGTCAAAGCCGCTGGCGACAGCATGAAAGACGCAGGCATAGGGGAAGGTGATCTTCTGGTTGTGGATAGCTCAAGAACCGCAGTTCATGGTGATATCGTGATTGCTGCGGTGGACGGGGAGTTTACCGTTAAGAAGCTGCAGCTGCATCCGCGAGTTCAGCTTAACCCAATGAATAGCGCGTATTCCCCGATAGTCGTCGGTAGTGAAGACACTCTCGACGTTTTCGGGGTGGTTACGTACATCATTAAATCAGCTGGCTAAGATGTTTGCGCTTTGTGATGTGAATTCATTTTATGCATCGTGCGAGACCGTATTTCGTCCTGACCTGAAAGGGCGTCCGGTGGTCGTTCTGTCAAACAACGACGGCTGTGTGATCGCCCGCTCGCCAGAGGCGAAGCCCTTCGTCAAAATGGGTGAACCTTATTTCAAGCAAAAGGACATGTTTCGCCGGCACGGTATTATCGCGTTTAGCAGCAACTATGAGCTTTATGCCGATATGTCCAACCGAGTGATGACAACGCTGGAGGAACTCTCTCCACGCTGCGAAATTTACAGTATTGATGAGGCATTTTGCGACCTTACAGGAGTTCGGAATTGTCGCGACCTTACCGACTTTGGCAGGGAAATTCGCGAGACGATTCTGCGCAGGACGCACCTCACGGTCGGTGTCGGCATAGCCCAGACTAAAACCCTGGCAAAGCTGGCCAATCATGCTGCGAAACAGTGGCAGCGACAGACCGGAGGGGTGGTGGATCTGTCTAATCTTGAAAGGCAGAGGAAGTTGATGGCTTTGCTTCCGGTGGATGAGGTCTGGGGGGTTGGGCGCCGTATCAGTAAAAAGCTGGAGACAATGGGCATTAACACGGTGCTTCAGCTGGCGGATACCGATATCCGTTTTATCCGGAAGCATTTTAATGTGGTGCTGGAGCGAACCGTGCGGGAACTGCGAGGCGAGCCTTGTCTTGGCCTTGAGGAGTTCGCGCCGGTAAAACAGGAAATCGTCTGTAGCCGGTCGTTCGGCGGGCGAATAACTGAATACCATGAGATGCGGCAGGCGATATGCAGTTATGCAACACGCGCAGCGGAGAAACTCCGCGGTGAGCATCAGTATTGCCGGTTTATCTCCGCATTCGTCAAAACCAGTCCCTTTGCACTGAATGAGCCTTATTACGGCAAGAGCACATCGGTTAAGTTGCTGACACCGACCCAGGACAGCCGGGACATTATAGCAGCAGCGATACGTTGTCTGGATGCTGCATGGAAAGAAGGCTACCGGTATCAAAAAGCAGGAGTGATGCTTGGCGACTTCTACAGCCAGGGCGTGGCCCAGCTAAATCTGTTTGACGATAATGCTCCACGGCAAAATAGCGAAAAACTGATGGAGGTTCTCGACCATCTCAATGCGAAAAACGGAAGGGGAGCTCTGTATTTTGCAGGTCAGGGAATACAGACCGCCTGGCAGATGAAGCGAGTAATGCTTTCGCCCCGGTACACTACGAGATACAGTGATTTGCTCGAAGTTAGGTGATTAAATCCATTAATTTTGACATGTGTTATTGCTGGTTCAATGGCTAGTGGAGTCCGCTAAGAGCGAAGAGAAGAAATTATCGTGGCATTTCTAAATTTCAAAAAAAACCTTAGCCATTCAGCAACATACAATCTTAGATTATCTGTATAATCCTTGTCGATAATTATTTTTAACGATATGTTCTTTTGATCGTCAGTTTCAGGTGTAAATAATACTGATATGCAAAAATGTATAATGTCAGCATGTATAGAGGAAATTCCTGTTGGAAGGTCTTTAATTATAAATGTCGGAAATGAATGTAGTTCACTATTTATTGAGGAGTTTTCAAAGTCTAACAGGCTTATGTTGGAACCATTGGATAAAATATTACCTATTTTGGCATCCCCCCAAGATATACCTATTTTATGTAGTTTTTTAATTTCTTTTACGGTGTTATTAAAAATAAAAATCCCTTCTTTGTCTCTCGGGATAAACAAACCATTTCTCCCTTCTATTTTATTCAAGACAATGGCATAACATTCATTGCTGAATTCTGTTCTTAGCAGTGTGGGGGAGGCTATTTTTAATTTCATATCAACGCAGGCATCATTGTGTTCATTAATTTTCTTTAAAGCAGTCTCCTCATTTTTAAGAAGTTGCACACCATCAACTCCATATTCATTTTCTTCTCCGTGAATGTAAGCTATTTTCAATATAACTTCACTATAAAACTCTGATTTTATATTCAAAGCTAAAAAAACTCCTCCTTTACCTCTTTGGCTTATACATTCTATGACCGGGTAATCAAGTAGCATCTGGTCGACATTGGTAAATTCCTTTTCCGTTTTGATGTCTGAAAAAAATATTTTTTTATCGTCAAAGTTGATTCGATCTAGAAACTGGTCTTTATCTTGTAAGTTATACGATGACCTGTAAGAACCAAATCTATAAAAAATTCTCTCACCATTAAATAATCTGTTTGCATGTGGGGGGATAGGATAATCTTTAGAGAAATTGGAAAGTAAGGATGACAAATCTCTAAGAAAACCTTCATCTGGAGGATTCAAATAAATTACAATATTTTTTCCTATCTGTGTATAACCGCCAACCCCTGAATTAATAATCTTGAGAGTTTCAGTGTTTTTGATGTACTTAAAAGCCACCTGATTACCATACAAATACAAAGCTACTGTTCGAATGATGGCGCCTGCATGGCTTAATGATAAAGGTATATAAAATTTCCATCCCTCTCCATCTTTCAAAGATGTGCAGTTTATGAAATACCAATGTTCGCTTTCGTAAAAATTCCCCGGAGGTATAAGTAATGAAGCAGGAGAGGGTATCATTTTAATATGCCACTGTTGGAATAAGGGTTATTGTTATGGTTGTAATAGTAATCCACTGAGGTTCCACCTCCTTATTGTCAACTACCATGGAGCGTAATTTCTCCTCTGTAATAACAAACTGCTTCAGTAGTTTTATTTTGTCTTCGTCTGAGTTGGAATTAACTATGGCATTGCGAAGTTCGATATATTTCTGGGGGTTTTCTTTAAGGTCATGACCTAGTGTTCTCAATATATTAAGTTCATTTGGTATTCTTCCAGATTCTAATTCAGAACCTATATCTTGAATTTTTGTGCTCATAAACACCTCAGTGATAGTAAGTTTGATGATGGTGCGTATTATCATTAAAGAGAGTAGCTTACCATTTCGTTTTTTAAACGAAGCATGCATATTTTTTGTGATTATCATCAAAGTAAATTCAATAATAAGTAGGGTGCTTATTATTATTGTTGAATATTATTTTTATAAAGCATTTAAAACTAAGATTAAATTAATCTCCTTTGGCTAAAGGAAAGTATGAATGTCACTAAATGAGCACTTGCTCGTAATATAATTAATTCATATCAATGATATTATTAAATATTAATAATTCTTATAGTTTAATCTGCGTCCATTAGTTAATATTATCTGGTGTAAACAATATCTGCTTCTGGCTGTGAGTTCAACCGATGGATGCAACACATTGCGGACGTTATGTATCTATAGGCGCTCAATAGCCTCAATCAATTCCGCCCCCTGATTCTTAACGTTACCCACCGCGCGGGAAACGGGGTGCCATGTGAAACGGTCTGCAAGTACAGTGCCATCCGCAACTATATACTCCGCCTCTTTCCCTCCAATGTCCTGTCTGATCCATTCCCTTGCTGCTTCGGGCGATAGTACAAGTGGCCGGCGGTCATGGATATCTACCAGCCCTTTATCTGCTGCAGCAGTCACAATCAAAAATCCCTCTCCTTTATATCCGCACTCGAAAGGGACGCTGACGAGCGCTGCCATGAATATTGGCTGGCCATCAGCACGATGAATGAAATAGGGCTGCTTCTTGTCACCTTCCTTTTTCCATTCAAAAAAGCCATCTGCAAAGCAGATCGCTCTACCGTGCTGCCAAAGCGGTTTAAACATCCTGCTGGTGGCTGCGGTCTCCACCCGGGCATTAATCAGCGGTGGTTTATCCCACCACCCTGGCGCGTAACCCCAGTGAACCGGATCGAGGTGCAGCTGTTCGTCTCGTTCGCTCAGGAGCAAAACTTTAGTCCCCGGCGCCACGTTGTAACGCCCAATCGGCTCAGGGTCGTATGCGATGTCGCGCTCGGCTTCATCCGCTAGGTATGCCAGATATTCTTCACGGGTTTGTGATTGAGCAAAGCGTCCGCACAT